GGTAACGCGCGAACCCCGGAACCCCCCTAGGTGTGAACTTTTTTTCCAAGGTTGTTTCTAAGGGGAAAATCGCCGGGGCTACCGTAACAGCCCCGAAAACCGGCAAAAAAACGGGCATTGGGCGTGTGTCCACCTAGCAAATTGAGGAAAATCCATGCTCATTGGCCTCACCGGGCTCGCCGGTTCCGGGAAAAGCGTAGTCGCCAACGTCCTCACCTCCGAGTTCGGCTTCACCCGCGTCAAGTTCGCTGGCCCTCTCAAGAATATGCTCCGCACGATGCTCGCGGACGCCGGTTTCTGCGAAGATGACCGCGAGCGCATGCTTGAGGGCGACCTCAAGGAAGCGCTCATCCCCGAGTTGGGCGTCACCGCGCGCCACCTCATGGTCACCCTTGGCACGGAGTGGGGCCGGGATTGCGTCCAGAAGGACATTTGGCTCCGGCTTTGGGCCGCCCAAGCGGACCGCTTTGACCGCGTGGTGGTGGATGACGTGCGCTTCCCGAACGAAGTGGACCTCATCCGGCGCCGCGGCGGCGAGATTTGGCGCATTGAGCGCCCCGGCCTCAAGGCTGGCGGCCACGTTAGCGAGCAACTGGACGCTCCGGCCGACCTCGCGTTGGTCAATGACCGCACTTTGGAGGGCCTTGAGGCCACCGTCCGCGGATTGATGGCCCGCCCGTGCGCGTAAATCGCCGCCAACTGGCGGACATCCTCGGAATCAGCATGCCCACGGTCACCGCTTGGATTGGCCAAGGCATGCCGTTCACCCGCGAGGGCTCCAAGAGCGCCGAATGGGAGTTTGAAACGCGCGAGGCCATTGAGTGGATGGCCGCCAACAAGCTGAGCCTCAAGGACAAGCGCTCGAATCGTGCCAAACCGGGCGGCGAAGAGGATGACGGCGGCCCGGAAACCATTGAAGAGGCCGAACGGCGCAAGATGATTGCGCAAGCCGACAAGGCCGAAGTCCAAGTGGCCAAGGAAGCGGGCATTTTGGTCCCGATTTCCGAAGTTGCGGGCGTGGTGGCCGAAGAACATGCCCGTGTCCGGGCTCGCTTGCTCACCATCCCCAATGAATTGCGCCCCAAGGTGCTCACCTACCTCGCGGAGGACCGCAAGGCGGGCGAGGACTTGCTCGCGGACGTGGAATCGACCGTGTTGGAGGCGTTGACGGAGATTCGTTCGTGGGCGCCGGGGCCGGAGGTGGCCGCGGAGCCCGAAACGGCCGTGGAAGAGGCCGAAGATGACGACTCTGGCGCCTCCTAAAGCCTATGCCGTTGTTGAGCGCATCCGGGAGCCCCAGCGCGAGGCGCTGAGGGCCGCCGTGTTGCGCGGGCTGGCGCGCGCTTACATGCCGCCGCCCAAAACCACCGTCTCGCAATGGGCGGACACGTTCCGCTTCCTCTCCGCCGAGTCCGCGGCGCTCCCGGGCAAGTGGAAAACGTCCAAAGAGCCGATGGCCAAGGGCGTCATGGACGCCTTTAGTGACCCCATGGTTGAGAAGGTGACGGCCATGTGCGCCGCTCAGATTCTCAAGACGGAGGCGCTACTCAATACGGCCGGTTACTTCATCCACGGGGACCCGGCGCCAATCCTCATGGTCCAACCCACCGTGGAAATGGCCGAAGCCTTCTCCAAGGACCGCGTGGCGCCGATGATTCGGGACACGCCCGTGCTCACGGAAATCTTCTCCAACAAGAGCCGGGACTCCAATGACACCATCCTCCAAAAGGCGTTCCCCGGCGGCCGCCTGAACATGACCGGCGCGAACGCACCGGCGTCACTGGCCTCGCGCCCGATTCGGATTGTGCTTTGCGATGAGGTGGACCGCTTCCCGGCGAGCGCGGGCAAGGAAGGCGACCCGGTAGGGCTCGCGGAGAAGCGCACCACCACCTTTTGGAACCGCAAGGTTGGCTTGGTCAGCACGCCCACCATCAAGGGCGAAAGCCGCATTGAGGCCAGCTATGAAGAGGGTGACCAGCGCAAGTTCTATGTGCCGTGCCCGCATTGCGGCGTCCGGCAAGTGCTCGTTTGGAAGGGCGTGAAGTGGCGCACCGGCGAGGATGGCGAAGCGGACCCCGACACCGCCCATTATGAGTGCCAAGCGGACGCGACGGACCCACACACCGGCGAGTTCGGGTGCGGCAAGCCGTGGACGGAAAGCGAGCGGCTGGCGGCCATCACGGAGGCGGGCAAGCTACCGGACGGCGGGTGGGTTGCCACCAAAGAGTTCAAGGGCCACGCCAGCTTCCACGCCTCGCAATTGGCGTCGAAGCGCGTGCCGCTCCATCGCATCGTCAAAGAGTTCCTAGAGGCCAAGCCTTTCCCGGACCGGCTCAAGACGTGGGTGAACACCGTGCTTGCCGAAACGTGGGAGGACGGCGGCGAGCGGGTGGACCCGGCCACGCTCTTCGGCCGCCGCGAGAATTACACGCCCGAAATGCTCCCGGCGAAGGTGGGCATGGTGGTGGCCGCGGTGGACATCCAAGACAACCGCTTTGAGTGCGAACTCGTAGGCTGGGGCGCGCATGAAGAGCGGTGGTCACTGGACTATGTGGTGCACTACGCGGACCCGAGCACGCCCGGCTATTGGGAGGCGCTGGACGCGGTGCTCTTGCGCACCTTCCCGCACCCCACCGGCGCCACGCTCAAGGTGGAGGCTTCGTGCATCGACTCCGGCGGCCACCACACGCAAGCCGTCTATGATTTTTGCCGCCCGCGCTTCCACCGGCGGGTGTTCGCAATCAAGGGCATCGCCGGGCCGAACAAGCCGATTTGGCCGAAGAAGGCCACGCGCAACGTGGCCAAGAAAACAGACGTGTTCATCATCGGCGTGGACCAAGCCAAGAGCGTGATGCAAGCGCGCCTTCTCATCACGGCCGATGACCCGGCCGTGGGCGCCCCGGGCTATTGCCACTTTCCCAAGCTGGACGTGTATGACCACGCCTACTTTGACGGGCTCACCGTGGAGAAGGCGGTGACCAAGTATAAGTTCGGGCGGCCGGTCAAGGAGTGGCATTGCCCGGACGGCAAGCGCAACGAGCCGTGGGATAACTGTGTCTATTCCTATGCGGCGCTCAAGAGCACGCCGGTGGACATCCGGGCTCGGCTCATCGCGCTCAACGCCCAAGCTGAGGCCCGGCGGCGCTCGCCGGAACCGCTCCCGGCGCCCACTGTGGCCCGGAAAGGACGGCGCACGATTTCCCGGGGAGCGAGCGCTTGAAACCCGGCAATTTAACGGATATTGACCGCGAAAGGATTCGCACGATGGCACGCACATCACATAAGGTCCCGGACGCCTCCACGCCGCTCAACATTGCGGATGTGCGTGTGCGGCTGGGCGAGATTTGGGGGCTGGGCCGCCCAATCACCAAGCAAGAGCTTGGCCGGGCGCTCGCCCTCTCGCACAAATATGGCGGCGAGCATGTTGCCAAGTGGGAAAGCGGCAAGAGCCCGGTGAGTTCGACGGCGGAGGTGGCCCTCCGCATGATGCTCAACGGCGCGCGGCCGCACACGATGGATGACGTGATTTTGCCGGGCTATCCGCGCGGCGAGGTGCGGGTGTGATGGAGCCGCTAATTTGGTGGACCAGCCAATGGGATTGCGAAGCCATCACGAGCCGCGCGGGTTGGCCTAAGTATCTCCGCGAAGAATATGAGAGTCGCCATGGACGCAACGGCCGCGGACGCCTTTGGGTGGCAAAGCGCTTTGGAACTGTAGCCGTGGACCCGTGGCCGGAAACGCCGTTCGCAAATCGACTTGGCGAGGATTATGCGGGCATCGTCATTGACCCGAAAGATGCGGCCTTGCTTCGCGCCTTGCCCGGCATCGTGACGAACACCGCCCTTGAACGTGTGGCCTTCTAAAACCGCCAAATTGCCCGTTCGTCTAGCGGTAGGACAGCGGCCTTTGAAGCTGTTAACCGTGGTTCGAATCCACGCCGGGCATCCACCCCAAGGCCACCCAACCAACCCTGACCCCTAGCCCGAGCCACCGCATGGTGGCGCAATGGCCTATCCAAGTGACGTTCCCGCCGATGTAGCGGCCGCCCTCGCGGCCATGACGCCGGAATCGCAGCTTGTTCAATTGAACAACGCGATTGCGGCGGCGGAGAAGTCGCAACGCTACAAGATTGCGGACCGCGAAATGCAGCGCGGGGACCTCAGGTGGATGTATCCCGAGCGCAAGCGCCTTGAGGCCAAAGTTGCCCGGCGCCAGCGCGGCGGCACTCGCTTCACGCGGGTGGTGCCTCTGTGAGCATCACCGTGACGGACGTTGTGCCGAAAAGCCTTAGCAAGATGACGCTCACGGAGCGCGCCGTTGGGCTGTTTGCCCCGGCCCGCGCCGCGGCTATGTATCGCAACCGCTTCCTCGTGAACTTCGCCGGGCAATTCACCGGCGCGCGCACGGACAAAACGAGCCTCCGCAAGTTCAATCCCTTCGCGGGCTCGGCGGACTCCGACTCCATCGGGGACCTCCAAACCCTCCGCGCCCGCTCGCGCGATTTGGGCCGCAACACCCCGATTGCTCGCGGCGCACGCGGCACGTCCAAGACGAACATTGTGGGCTCGGGCATCCGGCTCCGCTCCAAGGTGGACCGCGAGTTGCTGGGGCTCAGCGAAGAGGCGGCGGAGGTGTGGGAGCGCCGCACGGAAACGCTCTTCCACCTTTGGGCCAAGTCCAAGAACGCGGACGTGGCCCGGCGCCTCAACTTCTATCAGCAACAGGCGGTTGCCTTCACGAGCGCTTGGGATTCGGGCGACGTGTTCGCGCTCCGGCGCTACAAGGAAGGCACAAGCTTCCTCGCGCTATGCGTCCAGTTGCTTGAGGCGGACCGGGTTTGCACGCCGATTGACAGGCAAAACGATTACTACCTCCGCGACGGCATTGAGTTGGACGAAGATGGCGCGGTCCTCGCTTATCACGTCCTCAACCGGCACCCGGGCGACTTCCAAAACCAACTCTTGCTTGAGCCCCAAGATTGGGCGCGCATCCCGGCCGTTGGTGACTACGGGCTCCCGCTCATGGTCCACCTCTTGGACGTGGACCGCATCGCGCAAAGCCGCGGTGTGCCGATGCTCGCGCCGGTCATCGAATCGCTCAAGCAACTGGACCGCTACGCGGAGGCCGAACTCATGGCCGCCGTGGTGTCCGCCTTCTTCACGGTGTTCATCAAGAGCGAAGGCGACGAAACCGGCTCGACCAACGACCTCACCGGGCTCGCGGACCCCAACCCATGCGCGGTGCGCACCGGCGAGGTGGAACTCGGCTCGGGCACGATTGCCGAACTGGCGCCCGGCGAGGACATCACCACCGTCAACCCGAACCGGCCGAACGCGAACTTTGACCCGTTCTTCCTCGCGGTCATCCGCCAAATCGGCATCGCGCTGGGCATCCCCTATGAAGTGCTCATCATGCACTTTTCGTCCAGCTACACCGCCAGCAAGGCGGCGCTGGAAACCGCGCGCCAGTTCTTCACGGACCGGCGCAACGCGCTGGCCACGGACTTTTGCCAGCCCATTTATGAGTGGTTCCTCTATGAGTGCGTGGTGCGCGGCATCGTTGATGCGCCCGGCTACCTCAAGGACCCCATCAAGCGCGCCGCGTGGGGCGGCTCGGATTGGATTGGCCGGGCGCCAATCGTCCTTGATGCCGTCAAGGACGCCAACGCCGCTGAAAAGTGGATTGATTTGGGCGTCAAGACGATTGAGTCGGTGACCGTTGAGGCCACCGGCGGCGATTGGCGCGCCAATCAGGAACAACGCGGGCGCGAGTGCGCCATCCGCGAAGAACTCAACATCCAACCGGCGTCACCCCAGCCTCCCAAGCCGGAGGCGGACCCCGGCGGTGACAGCGGCGGAGGCTGACAAATGGCACGGACAAAAAAGAGTGAGCGCGTGACCGCGCTTAACGCGGCGATGAGCACGGTTTGGGCGATGGAAGAGCGCGCCCTTGAAACCGTGCTTGAGATTGCCGCGCGCGAGCACGAGGTGAGCGAAGAGGCGCTTGAGAAGTATGCGGCCAAGTCGCTTGAGCGCGCCCAGCAAGCGCGCGTCCGTGACGGCGTGGCCATCATTGATGCCAACGGCGCGCTCTTCAAGCGCGCGAACCTCATGACGGCCATTTCCGGCGCTACGTCCTACTCAATCATGATGGCGGATGTTCAGGCGGCGCTTGATGACCCGGCCATCCGCGGCATCATGCTCAACATTGACTCGCCGGGCGGTGTGGTGAGCGGCGCGGACGAACTTGCGCAAGCGATTTATGACGCGCGCGGCACCAAGCCCATCGTCGCCTATGTCAACGGCTCCGGCGCGTCGGCCGCCTATTGGATTGCGAGCGCGGCGGACAAGATTGTGGTGAGCCCCACGGCGGTGCTCGGCTCCATCGGCGTCCAGATGGCCGCCACCGTTGCGTCACCCAAGGCGGGTGAGAAGTCCTATAGGTTCGTTTCCTCGCAATCCCCGAAGAAAAACCCCGACATCGGCACGGAAGAGGCCGCGAATCAGATTCAGGCCACCATTGATGCGATGGCCCAAGTGTTCGTGGAAACCGTGGCCCGCAATCGCGGCGTGGCTACTGAAACCGTCCTTACAAAGTTCGGCGCTGGCGGCACGTTTGTTGGGAAAGCAGCGGTGGAGGCCGGTTTGGCCGACTCCATCGGTTCTTTTGAGGCGGTGCTCGCGGAACTCGCCGCGAGTGAGCGTCAACACGGACAACATACGGGAGCATTGGCAGTTATGGCCGACACCACTTTCACCGCCGAAGAGCGTGACGCCCACGCCGCCGCGGCCGTTGCAGCGGAGCGCGAGCGCGTTGCCGCCCTCACGAAGCTGGCGACCGCCCACGGCGCGAGCCCGGCGGACCTCACGGCGGCCATCAACGGCAATGTGAGCGTGGCCGCGTTTGCGGTCCAGATGGCCGACAAGGCCGAAGCCGAAGCCAAGGCGGCCGCTGAGGCCGAAGCCAAGGCCAAGGCCGACGAAGAGGCCAAGGCCAAGGCCGACGAAGAGGCGCGCCTCAAGGCCCTCAAGGAAAACGACGAAGGCCACGCCTCCAAGGCGGGCATTTCGGGCGAAGCGCCGGAGGCCGCCGATGAGGCGGAGAAGCTGGCCAATGAAATCGTAGCCGCGGCCGCAGCCGCTACCGGGAGCAAGTAACCATGGGCACGCCTTTCGACAACATCAACGCCGGTGGCGTGGACAACGCCGGGACCTACACGCCGGACAAGCTGTATGATGTGGACACCAAAACCCGCAAGCGCACCATTGCGAGCGGCGCCGGTGTCCTCCCCCGCGGCACGCTGTTGGGCAAAATCACGGCTTCGGGAAAGTATCTCAAGTCAGTCGCGGCCGCCGTGGACGGCTCGGAGGACCCGGATGCAATCCTGTTGGAGCCGGTGGATGCCACTGCCGCGGACGTTGAGGCCGCCATTGCGATTGCGGGCGAGTTCAACCCCGCCGCGGTCACGTTCGGCGCGGGTCACACCGCCGCCAGCGTGGAGGACGCCCTCCGCGCCAAGGACATCTATTTCCGCTCTGTCATCGGTTAACGCGCAACGGCGCTTGGGAGTTTGAAGCATGGACCTTTTTGAAACCGCCGTCCTCAATCGCGTTGTTGACCAGCGCGTGGATGACACACAGTGGCTCGTGGAAACCTTCTTCCCGGAGGTTGCGCAGTCCACTGAGGAAACCATCTACTTCGACAAGACGACTCAGCGTAAGCTTATTACGCCGTTCGTTTCGCCGCTCGTGGAAGGCCGCATCATCGCTGAGCAGGGCTATGAAACGGACTCGTTCAAGCCCGCCTATGCGAAGGACAAGCGCGTTTTCGACCCCAACAAGGCGTTCCGGCGCCTCCCGGGCGAGAAGATTGGCGGCTCGCTGACTCCGGCCCAGCGCCTACAGGCGAGCGTTGCCTTTTCGCTGGACGAGCAAATCACCATGCTCAACCGGCGCTTTGAGGTCATGGCGGGCGAAGTGCTCGCGCTCGGCCAGTCCACTATTTCGGGTGAAGGCTACCCCGAGAAGGTTGTCAGCTTCGGCCGTGACGCTTCGCTCCGCAAGGTTCTCGCGGGCGGCGCGGCGTGGGTGGACGGCGCCGACTTCATGATTCAGAATCTTGAAGATTGGGCGCAAGATGTCATGGACGCCACGGGCATTGCGCCCACCATGGCGGTCATGACCACGGATGCGTGGAAGCTGCTGAAAACGGACCCGGGCTTTGACAAGCTTGTGGACATCCGGCGCCGTGAACTCGCGCCCGCCAGCATCGAAACCGGCCCCACCGTCAAGCCGCGCGCTGGCCCGCGCTACGTTGGCCGCGTTGGCGACCTCGCGCTTTACACCTACTCCAACTCCTACACGGACCCGGAGGATGGCGCGGTTAAGACGGTGCTCCCGGCCAACACGGTCCTCGTCGGCTCGCCGGGAATCGATGGTGTCCGCCACTTCGGCGCCATCCGCGACTTGGACGCCGGAATTGAGGCCCGCCAGTATTTCGTCAAATCGTGGACGGTGCCGGACCCGTCGCGCCGCCTTCTGCTGATGCAGAGCGCGCCGCTTCTCGTGCCGTATCGGCCGAACGCCGTTCTGTCCGCGACGGTGGCGTAACCATGAAGGTGGTTGGCAAGAGCCTCACCCTCATCGGGACGGAGGGCTCTTGCCCTCCGCTTCCCTACATTGAGGTGAGCGACAGCGAAGGCAAGGCCCTCATCGGGCTCGGCTACGCGACCAAATATGTTGCCGCGGACGCACCGGAGGCGGAGCCCCCGGCGCCCGCCAAGGCGGCCAAGGGCAAGAAAGCGGCGAAGGACGCCGCTCCGCCCCCGCCCACGCCGGAGCCGGAGAAGGTGGACGCCGATGCGGTCAATGAGCGCATGGCGACCATCGTTGAGGCGCTGGACTTGGTTGAGGGTGAGCCCACGGTGGAAGCCGTTGCGGACATCACCGGCCTCGCGGACGTGACTGCGGAGGAAATCGACGCGGCCAAGGCGGCCAAGGAAGCGGCCGAATAAGGCCACTCAGTTTGAACGTAAAAAGGAACGGCGCGCATGGTTGAAGATGACGACTTGCGCGCCGTTTTTTTTGACCCGGATGACTTCGCGGAAGAGGTCACCGTCAAGCCCCCAACCGGCGACCCCTACACCGTCATGGCAATCTTTGACACGCGGCCGGTCATCAACCCGGTGGCGCTGGCGAAAGCCCAAGTGGGCTTCAAGGACGGCATGAGCAACAACGGCAACTCCCCGCAATTCCGTTGCCGCACGAGCGACGTGCCCAACTTGAAGAGTGGCCCGGGCACGCTCGTGGAGGCCCGCGGCCGTGATTATGCCGTGTGGGATGTTCAGCCGGACGGCACGGGCATGTCCCTCATCATCCTCAAGGTGGCGTGATGCACCAACGGCGCGTTCTTCGTGACTTCGCGGCCGCGCGCATTGCGGCCGGGGTTGCGGCTTTCGGGCTCGAAAGCGAGCCGACAATCCAAGATGACAACCCGGCGGTTGGCGATTCGCGCGTCTATCGGAGCCGCGAGGCGCCCGCGAACTTCGAGTCCATCCTCAAAGATGGCCCGATGGTCAACATTTACGCCCGCAAGGACCACATCAAGGCGGAGGACTATCCGAAGAGCGGCTTTGACAGCGGCGTGAGGCGCACGCTTGAATTGGCGGTGGAAATCACCGCCATGGGCGTGTGGGCGGTTGACGATAAGCTGGACGCGCTCGCGGAAAGCATTGAAACGCTCATGGAGCAAGATTTTGAGGTCCCGGGGCTCCCGAGCGCGGAGTTTCGGCTCACCTCCACGGACATCGACTCGTCCGATGCGTTTGACCAGCCGCTTGGTGGCGCTCTCATGCTCTATGAGGTCAGCTATTGGCGGCCGTATCGCACGGACACCTCCGAAGAAAATAAGATTTGCGAGGTGTATGCAAGGGGGCCGGACGGCATCGTTGCCCAAGTGGGCGAGTGCGACGGCGTGTGCGAGCCCGGGCCGGTCTAATGCTCCAATTCGAGCGCACCCGCCACGGCATCGCGGGCTTCGCCGCCTCCGATACGGAGCGGCGCCACGCTGGCGCCATTGAGTTCGGCAAGGTCCACGAGGCCGACTATGACAAGCGCCGCCTCAAGGTGCTCATCGGGGATGAGGACGATGAGGACGGCCACCTCATCACCGGGTGGCTCCCAATGCCGGGGCTCCGCGCGCAAAATGACTTCGATTGGCACCCGCTTGAGGTTGGCGAGCGCGTTGCCGTGCTCAGCGCCTCCGGCGAGACGCAAAACGGGCTCGTGCTCCCGGCCGGTATCTTCTGCGATGACAACCCGGCGCCCGGCGACAAGGCGGGCCTTTGGATTCGGCTTTTTCAGGACGGCGGCAAACTCACCTATGACCGGGACTCCGGCGAGTGGCTGTTGCTCGGCATGTCCAAAATCACGCTTCAAGTGGGCGGGTGCAAGCTGGAAATCACCGATTCCGGCTTCGCCTTCTCCGGTGGAACCATCACGCATGATGGCGTCAACATCGGCAAGGACCATGTGCACACGAACGTTGACCCCGGCGCCGGAGTCTCAGGCCCGCCGCAACCATAGCGATTGAACCGCGCCCGCCACGCTTGCGCGCTCGCGGCATAGTGCAACCATGGCCGGACTGAATCGCATCACGGGCCAGCTTTTGGACGGCTGGGCTCACGTTGAGCAATCGCTCAACGTGCTCATCACCACGAGCCTTGGCTCGCGGGTGGAGCGCCGGGACATCGGCTCGCGGCTCCCGCGCCTCGTGGACTCGCCAATCTCGGCTCACACGCTTGTGGACTTCTATGCGGCCACCGCCGGGGTCATTGACAAGTGGGAGCCCCGCTTCCGCCTGACTCGCGTCACGATGGCTGAGCCCGAAAACGGCCACCTCAGCATCGTGGCGGAGGGCATCTATTTCCCGCGCGGCCACCTTGGCGACTTCTCCATCCAAGAGCCGAAAACCGTGAGTGTTTCGCTATGACCCTTCGCTTTGCCTCTGACATGCTGGACCTCTCGCGCCTTCCCTCGCCGGAGGTCATCAAGGGCGTGGATTATGAGCAAATCCTCACGGAGCGCCTTGTTGACCTCAAGGCGCGCTTCGCGGCCATCGGAATCGAACTGGACACCCTCAACCTTGAGAGTGAGCCCGCGGCAATCCTTGAGCAAGCGGACGCCTTCCGCGAGGCATTGACCAAGGCCGCCATCAACGACGCGGCGCGGGCGGTCATGCTGGCCTTCGCCACCGGCGCGGACCTTGAGCACCTTGGCGCCTTCTTTGGCGTCCAGCGGCTCACCGTCACGGAGGCGACGGCCGATGCGCCCGCCATCATGGAAGATGACGCCAGCCTTCGCCAGCGCATCCAACTCGCGCCCGAAGCCCTGCCCTATGCCGGACTCACCGGCGGCGGCTATCGTTCGCTCGCGCTGAAAACGGCACCTTCGCTCAAGGACGTGCAACCGCTCAAGCGGCCGGGCGGCCAAGTGGACGTTGTGCTCTTGGGCCGCGACGGCTCCGGCGTGGTCCCGGCGGCCGTTGTGGACGCGGTTTACACCGCTTTTCAGGATGACGCCTCCACCCAACTCACGGACATCGTGACGGTCCGCTCCGCGTCCATCACGAACTATTCGGCCACCATCAACCTCAAGGTCCGCCGCGGCCCGGACCCGGCAATCATTCGCGCCAGCGCGGAGAAGGCGGTGCGCGCCTACGCGACGGACCGCCACCGCATCGGGCTCGTGGTCTATGCTAACATGCTGATGGCGGCCGCCGCCGTTGGCGGCGTGGAAGAGGTCACCATTGACATTGGCGACGTGGACCCCGGGGAGTCAGGCGCCGCGTGGCTCGACTCCCTCACCATCACGAGTGAGGTGGTTGGGTGACGGAGCCCGCGCTTCTCCCGAACAACCGGACTCCGCTTGAGGCCGCGCTTGAAGGCGCGAACGCCGCGCGCTTCCCGCTACCCACGGAACTCGTGGCGTCCGTGTGGAATCCCGACACATGCCCGGCCGACTTGTTGCCCTATCTCGCGTGGGGCCTCTCCGTGGACCTTTGGGATAACAATTGGCAGGAGGCGACCAAGCGCGAGGTGTGCCGGAAGGCGCTGGCGCTCCACCGGCTGAAAACCACCCCGGCGGGTATCAAGGCGCACGTCAAAGTGGCGGGCGCCGAAGTGCTCAAGATTGTCCGCCCGCCCGCGCGCGAGTTCCGCCGGGGCGCGATGACGGACGCCCAGCGCGCCGCATGGCTGGATAGCTTGCCGCAAGTGCGCATCTACCCGTTTTCAGAGGTCCCCAACCCGCCCCTTGCCCGCTCGTTTTTCAGCGGACCGGGCGGCAAGCAATTCTTCGGTTACCGGGACTCCGATGTGGAGTTGGACATCACGGACGAAGATGGCAACCCGCTCGGCGGCACGAGCATGGCGGCCGAAACGAGCGACACGCCGCCAAGGCCGCTCAAGTTCCTCCGCACGTCGCGCGGCTTCTTCCTCCGCGGCCGCCGCGCCACCTTCTATGACCAAGGCGTTGAGGTCCCCATCACTTACGGCACAACCGATGACGCCGAAGTGGAGCGCGTCTATTTGCGCCGCACCGCGCCCAACCGCATGTTCTTCGGTAGCAGCTTCATCGGGCACGGCTGGGTCCGCGCAACGGCCGCGGAAACCAACACCATCACGGTTCAATTCAGCGATGACGTGTTGCCGTTCCCCGTGCCGCCCAGCATGGACCCGGTAAACGTGCGGCCCCAGCGCATTGCGCAAGGCCGCACGGCGCCACTCGGGCGCGGCTTCCTACTCAAGCGCAAGCGCTTCGGCGGCTTCATGAAGGCGAGCCACGGCCCGCTCATGATTTATGACCGCGTGGCGCTCAACGACCCGACGCGCACCGGCAAGATGCGCAAGGTGCGGTCATTCCACGGTCGCGGCCGCTACGGAATCGACGCCTTCACGGCGGAACTCCAAATCTGCGTTCCGATGCAGCGCAAGCGGCGCACCGCGGGGCGCTGGCACGGCGCCGGATACCGCAAGAGCGCGGACATGACGCCGCTTTGGAGGGCTATTGAAGCGGTCCGTGTCTCAAAAGCTTTTCGGGATACGGTCCACATCAACACCACCACGAAGAGCGTGGTCAAGTTCGGTAGCGGGCTCACCTTCGGGGAGTTCGTCTTTGGGCAAATCAAAGAGGTGAACTAGATGGAAAGCCTTGTCATTTTTCAAGACGGCATGGACAATGACCCGGCCGACTTCAACGACCTTCAAGATTACGCCCAGCGCTCACTTGACCACATCGTGGGCGATGCGGTCACCAACGAGCGCAAGTTTGCGGGCTTCAACGCCACGAGCGACTCCGCCGTCAATCTGACCGTCCAGCCGGGGCGCTATTACAGCGGCGGCAAGGTCTATAACGGCGCCGACCTTTTCACTTATGACTTCACCACGAAGCTTCCCGCCGCGACCAAGCGTATTGCCACGCTCGTGGCGTGGGGGACTGAGGTGGACACGGACACCCGCCCGCGCGAGTTCCTGATTAACGAGGAAACGAACGCTTCCGAGCCGCGCGTTGTCGCCATGGAGCACGCGCGCGTGGTCAACATGAGCGTGTCCTTTGGCGATGAGAACGCGGACCCGATTCCGCCGGTTCTTGACGCGAGCGTTATCTCCGTCGCCACCATCGTCCTCACGCCCACCGGCATCGAATCGGTCACGATGACAACCGAAAACATGCTGGACTCGGTGGCTTCGGTTGCGAGCCGCACCGGCGACCTTGAGGCGTTCCAGAAGAAGATTGGGCCGCAAGTCCAGTCGCTCGGCTCCGACATCGCCGCGCTCACGAAGGGACAGGCCAGCCTCGTTGGCCTTGAGCCCTACGGCCGCACGCTGGACCGCCTCGCGGTCCTTGAAGCCAAGGACGGCATCCCCAGCACGGCGTTCGATTCCTACTGCGATTTGCTGTTGGACGAGTCGGGCTCCGACCCGGACTTCGCGGGCTATTCGGCCACCGTCGAAGAGGGCATCCGCTTCCCCGCGGAGGCTCCGGCCACTTCGCAGCTTGCAATCCTCAACCCGCTCAACCCGGCGGCCAAGATTGTCGGCGGCGTCCTCTTCCCGGCCTACACGCGCGTCAAGCGCGCAAGCATCGTCGGCACGAAGGTGGGCGAGTTCCCGCTCGCAAGCTATTCCTACACGGACCACCACTTGGTCCAGAAAACGGCTTCGCGCCACCGGCTCCGGCACGGCCCGGCGCGCACGGTCAGCAGCGCGGCCAATTGGCTCAAAACCGGCCGCTTTGACGTTGCCGCGAACGTGTTTCGCCGCGCGGATGAAGCGTGGTCAGTTCCGGCCAACCTCAAGGTTGAGGCGGTCAAGAACCACGTCCCCGCTCGCGCCAAGAACAATTGGGAGGACTCCTATGAGGCCCCCTATTGGGAAGAGGTCACCGTTGCCAATACGGTGAGCGGAACGAACGCCGCGCAAACCTTCCTCAACGCCAACGACATGTGGCTTGACGCGGTTGGCATCACCTTCTCGCGCCTCGCGGCCGCTGGCGGAATCACCGTGCTCATTTGCGAGACGGACCGCGGCATGCCGCTGTTGGACAAGGTGGTGTCGCAAACCGCCGTGGACCGCTCGGCGCTCGCGCTCAACGAGGAAACCGTCATCGGCATCCAACCGGCGTTCCTCACCGGCGGCGTGCGCTATGCCATCGTGGTCCTCACGGCCGCGGACCATGCGTTGGCCGCGGTTGCCGGTTCGTCCTACCCGGAAGGCACGTTCTTCTTCCATCAGGACGGCGCCTACGTCCAAGGCGACGGCACCAAGGCGGTCATGTTCTCGCTCTATCAGGCTCAGTTCACGGCCTCGCGGGCGGTCATTGACCTCCAACCGCTGAGCCTTGCGGGCGGCATTTCCGACATCGACATCCTTTCGTCCGCCATCCTCCCGGGCTCCACCCAGCTTGCCTATGAAATCCAAGTTGGCGGCGTGTGGTATCCGCTCGCGGCGGTGGACTCGTCCATCCTCGGGGCTGGCGGCGTCATGCCGAACCTCGTGGCGTTCCGCGCCGTGTTCACCGGCACGCCGGATGTCATGCCGTGCCTGACAATCTCCAACTCGCAAGTGACCATCGCGCGCTCCAAAACGGCGTTCACCTATTTCGGCGCGCTGCGGACGCTTCCGGCGCCGTCCACCAACATCCACGTCACCGTGCGGTTGGAGGACTTCGACGCGGCGCACCACACACTCACCGGCGAACTTCTCACCGGCGCCACCTCCGCCACCACGGAGGCCGCGGACTCGTCCTCGGATGTCACCAACCCGGATGGCTCGATTGACCGCACCTATGTGTTCAATCTCGGCGCCGGTGTGACGGACATCCGCGTGAAGCTTACGGGCGGCACGGACAACTCCCTCAGCCTCTTCCACATCGCTCAGCGCAAGGATTACGCGCTCTAATGGCTCGCCGGTATCCGAAGAGTCAAAGCGGCCGCTATGACGTGACCCTCACCCGGCCGTTCACCCACCTTGGCTTCACTTACAGGCCGGGGGCGGTGAACGTCCGCGAGGGGCTACTCAAGACCATGCTGGACGAAGAGGGCTTGGTGGCCAATGTCGGCGCTTCCTCCTGAACTAGACTTCTCCACGCCGCTTGGCCGCGAGGCAACGCCGGAGCGCATGAACCGCGCGATGGCCTACCTTATCGCGCGCTTCAAGGCGGTGGAGGCGTTGACGCCGGACGTTGAGGCGGCGCTCGCCACGCTCAATCAATTGGGCTTGGACCGCATCACGGAAGTCCTCACGCCGATTTTCAACAACGCTGAGGCCATCCAAGCAACGCTTCAAGCTATCAAGGATGAGTGGGCCGCGGACACCACCCCGGACGCGGTGCGGGATGAAGCCATTGCGGCCGTCACGGCCGCGTTCGCGGACTATCGCAACCGTTATCAAGGCGCGATGGCCGCGCCACCCACGGCGCGCCCGGACGGCACGCCGGTCCAAGTTGGCGACTCCTATTTCGACACCACGTTGGACGCCCAGCGCGTGCTTGGTGCGGGCGGCTGGAAAAATGCGGGGTCCACCGTCGCATCCATCTTCGAGACGTTCGCAATCACCGCCACCGCCGGGCAAACGTCCTTCGCAATCCCGAGCGGCTATGACCCCGGCATGGTCATCGTGGCCAAGAACGGCGTTCTTCTCAAGGATGCCGACTTCACGGCTACCGATGGCGTCAATGTGGTGCTCGCCGCTGGCGCGACCGCGGGCGATGTCATTAGCGGCTATGCGTTCGGCGCCATCACCACGTCCAACGTGTTCACCCAAGCGCAATCCAATGCGCGCTTCCGGCTCATCGCGGACAGCTACACCAAGGCCGAAGTTGATGCCGCAGTGGGCGCTAAGGCGAACTCCGCGGACGTTTACACAAAGGCGGTCGCGGACAGTTCTTTCCTCAGCAAGTCCGGCAATCTTGGGGGCCTTACTGATGCCAGCGCCGCGCGCGGCAACCTTGGGCTCGGCTCCGCCGCGCTCCGGGCGGACACCTACTTCGCGGCCGCCGCGAACGTCTATGACAAAACCACGAGTGACGCGCGCTATTCGCTCAAGGCGGACACGCTGGACCTCACCACCGGCGATGCCCGTTATTTGCAGTTGGTCAACGCCTACGACAAGACGGAGGCGGACGGCCGCTTCCTTCAAATCACGGACAACCTCGCCGCGATTCCCGACAAGGCGGCCGCCCGCACCAACCTTGGGCTCGGCTCCGCGGCAACGATGGCGTCATCCGCGTTCGTGAAAACGGGCACGGGAGCAAGCGGCATCACCCTCCATTCCGGCACTGGCGCCCCCGCCCCGGCGCTTGGCGTGGATGGTGACATTTACATCGGCTAGGCGCCGGTGGGCCTCTACCGCAAAGCCGCCGGAGCGTTCGGGAACGCGAGCGTTTACCGCAAAGAGTCCGGCTCGTGGGCGCAACGCCAGCTTTACCGCAAGGAAGGTGGCGTGTGGGTGCTCAAAACCGCCGCGCTGACCGCCACCCCGAGCGCGCCCAGCCGCTCGGCAATCGACACCACCGCAACGGTGACCACCGCAAGCGTGACGGTGACGGCCGCGGGCGGGTCCGGCTCATATTCCTACTCGTGGGCCAAGGTGTCCGGCGGCGATGTGGTTGCGAACTCGCCAACTTCCGCCACCACCACCTTCAAGAGCGGCGCCGCGATGACCGTGGGCGAAGAGCGCACGGCAACCATGCGGTGCACGGTCACGGACACCGCGACCGGCGCAACGGCCACTTGCAATGTGACGGTGACGCTGGACCGCGTGGCCGCGCCCTCCATTTCGCTCAACAAAACGAGCCTTTCGAGCACGGACCTCACGGCTTCCGAAACCACCGCCTCCGTGACCGCCACGGGCTCAAGCGGAACGGCGCCTTACACCTATCATTGGACGCGCGTGAGCGGTGCGGGCTCGGCAAGTTCAACCGGCATCGCGTGTGACAGCCCCAACGCGGCCACCACCACCTTCACTTCGTCCAGCCTCACGGCTGGCGAAACGCGCTCGGCAACGTGGCAATGCACCGTCACGGACGCCAACGGCTTCACCGCCACCGCCAGCATTTCCGTGACCATCGCGCGGGCCTCCGCGCTCAGCGCGAGCGCGAGCCCGGCGAGCCTCAGCGGGTCCGGCACAACGGCCAGCATCACCACCGCCTCAAGCGCGACCGCTACCGCCTCGGGCGGGGCTGGCCCCTACACCTACTCGTGGACGAAGGTGAGCGGCGGCGCCATCACCCTCGTGAGCGCCACCTCGGCAAGCACGAAGTTCAAAGCGACCACGATGGCCAACGGCGAGTCCCGCACCGCGACGTTCAAGTGCACCATCACGGATTCGCTGGGTCAAACGGCCACCACCGGCAACGTCACGGTGACCATCACCAACACGGCCTCCACCGGCGCCACCTACACTCCGGCGCCCGGCACTTACAGCGCGAGCGACACGGGAAGCGTTAGCTACACCATCGGCGCCAGCGCGAGCGTTCCGTGGACGTGGAGTTTTTCGGGGAACAACGTGACCGCCGATGTGGTGAGCGGGGATTCGGCCACAAGCATCACGTTCACGCTCAACGCAACGCTGAGCGCGGACCACGCGGCAACCGTCACCGTCAACTCCGGCGGCAATAGCTGGACGCTCAACCTTACGGCTTGGGCGAGCGGCGGCGGGGGCGGCGGCTCACCGTAAGGCCATTCAACCCGCCCCGCGTGAGCCGCCGGGCGCGGTTATGGTCAGCCACAACTTATTCCGAAGAAGCGAGGGACTAGCCCGATGGCAACCGACTTTTTGCATGGCGTTGAGGTGGTCACCGTTGATGGTGGACCCCGCCCGATTCAGACGATTCGCTCCGCCATCATCGGCATCGTGGGCACCGCGCCGGAAGCGGACGCGGCGGCGTTCCCGCTCAACACGCCGGTGCTCGTGAATAGCCGCGGCGGCTACGGCACCATTGGCACCACGGGCACGCTGCCCAAGGCCCTCAATCAGATTTTCGCGGAGTTCTCGCCGTTCGTGGTGGTCATCCGCGTTGCTGAGGACGCGGACGCGGACATTACCCTCGCCAACGTGGTTGGTGCCATTGACGCGGGCACGGGTGCCCGCACGGGCATCCAAGCGCTTCGCAACTCTCAATCACTCGTGGGCGTCACGCCCATGCTTCTCATCGCGCCGGAGTTCACGGCAAGCCGCCCCACCGGCGTCGATTCCATCACCGTCACGGACACGGGCGCGGGCTACGCCGCGGCCCCGGTCATCACGTTCACCGGCGGCGGAGCGGACCCGGACTTGGTGCTCCCCACGGCGCACGCCGTTCTTGGCACCGGCGCCGACGCGGGCAAGGTCACGGCGATTGTCATTGACACCCCGGGCTCGCACCTCACGGCCGCGCCCAACGTGGTCATCACCGGCGCGAACACCACGCCCGCCACGGCAACCGCCACCATCGGCTCAGTCAAGAATCCGGTTGCGGGAGCGCTGGAATCGCTGGCCACTTCGCTTCGCGCGCACGCCATCATCGGCGGACCCAACACCACGGACGCCGCGGCGCTGGACTACCGCGAGGACTACGGCTCGCGCCGCGTTTACATCGTGGACCCGCACGCCAAGGTCTATGACACCACGGCGGCCGCCTACGTTTCGGCGGACCCGGCGGCGAGCGTTGCCGGGCTCATTGCCCGCGTTGACGCGGAGCAGGGATTTTGGAAGTCGCCTTCCAACGAGGAACTGTTGGGCATCGGCGGCGTGGACCGGCCCATTGACTTCGCACTTGGCGATTCCAACACCCGCGCCAACCTTCTCAACGAAAACGAGGTGGCCACCATCATCCGCGATGAGGGTTATAGGCTGTGGGGCAACCGCACCACGTCCAGCGACCCCATGTTCGCGTTCCTTTGCGTGAGCCGCACCGCGGACATGATTGACCTGTCCATCCAGCGGGCACACCGCTGGGCGTGCGATAAGGGCATCACCCGCGGCTATTTCGATGACGTGACCTCTTCGGTTAACGCCTATCTCCGCGACCTTGAAGCCCGCGGCGCCATCGTCGGCGGCAAGTGCTGGGTGGACCCGGACTTCAACGACGCCCAGCAGATTGCGAACGGCCACGCCACCTTCTCCTATGAGTTCACGCCCACCTATCCGGCTGAGCGCGTGACCTTCCGTTCGTCCATCACGGACGCCTTCATCACCAACCTCTTCGCCGCCAGCTAAAGGGACCGTAACCGATGGCAACGCCTCGCATCCTCAAGAACATGAATTGCATCGTGAACGGCCGCGGCATGGCGGGCGTTGCGAAAACGCTTAAGCTGCCGGAAATCGCGCTCAAAACTGAGGGCTACCGCGGCGGCGGCATGGACGCCGAAACGGAAGTGGACATGGGCATGGACGCCATGAAGGCCACCTATACGTTCGCGGACCCGGACCCGGAGAACTTCAAGCTTGTGGGCGTCACGAGCGGCAACTCCGCGCGCGTCACGGCTCGCGGTTCGTTCGTCCGTGACTCGGACGGCGCGCGCGTTGCGGTCACCGTGGAAATGGGCGGCCGCTTCAACAAGCTGAGCATGGGCGATTGGGAAGCTGGCAAGTCCAGTGACCAAGAGTTTGAGCATTGCCTCAACTATTACCGGCTCAATGTCGGCGGCGAGGATGTCATTGAAATCGACGTTCTCAACATGAAGCGCATCATCGGCGGCGTGGACCAGCTTGCGGGCATCCGCGCGGACATCGGGCTCTAAGCCCCGGCGCCGCATCCTCACATAGTCTCAAACGGTCAAGGAAAGGCCAAGCATGAGCGACATTGACAAGCGGCTGAGCGCCGACATTGAATTGGACTTCCCGGTGGAGGTGGATGGCAACACCATCAAAACCATCACCATCCGCCGCCCGAAGGTTCGGGACCAACTCAAGGCGGACCGTGCCAAGGGCACGGAGTTTGAAAAGGGCCTCGCGTTGCTCGTGGACCTCACGGAGCAACCGCAGGAAGTCCTTTTGGAACTGGACCCCGTGGACCTTGAAAAGCTGGATGGACAACTTGCGGCTTTTCGTGGGCTGGCGCCGACTCCGGAGAGTTAAGAGTCAGCGTCCTAGGGCTTCTCAGGATGACCAAGGGCGGCATCACTCTCCGGGCCGCCTTGGACATGGAATTGGACGATTTTGAAGCTTGGTGTGACGCGGCCGTGGAACTTGAGCGGCGGATTTCGGAGGCAACAAAGTGAGCGCCCGCGGCCTTAACATTTTCGTCAACATCGGCGGCAAGCTTCTCCCCTCGCTCAACCAATCGGTAAAGGGCGCGGAGGCGCAATTCGCGTCCATGACCCGGACCATGAAAATCCGGGCGGCCGAAATGAAGGCCACTTGGCGCTCCACGATGGCGGCCGCGTCCCCGCTCTTGGGGCTGGCGGCCGCCGGTGGACTCATGTTTTCCGCCAAGGCCGCCATTGGCGACAGCGCCGAACTCTCGCACGAACTCCAAATGTTGCGGAACGCCGGGCGCACCACGAAGGACTTGGCGAACGCGATGAGCGCCGCCAACCGCACCATTCAAATGCTTCCCACCACGACTCTCGTGGACAATCTCAAGGTGCTCAACGAAACCACGGGCGCCTTCGGCAATTTCCAGCATGCGCTTGAAAACCTCACGTTCAATCAGCGCATGGGAAGCATGCTCCAAAACATGCTTGGCGACAAAGCCGGGGACCCGGGCGACATTTTCAACAACATGGTCCGGTCCATGGAAATGCGCGGCGTGGCCCAGCAAGCCGCGAAGTATCAGCGCGAGTCCGCGCTCGCCTATCAGGCCATGATTTTCACCCGCGGCCGGTTCAACCCCGAAGAGTTCCTTGCCTATTCGCAGCAAGCCAACCCGTATAACAAGGGACTCTCCCAGCGCTACCTTTACAAGATTGCCCCGTCGCTCGTGCAAGAGTTCGGCGGCGAGCGCGCGGGCACGATGATGAACACCTTTATGGGCACGTTGCTCGGGAAGGCCAAGAACAAGATGTCCACGGAGGCGTGGATTAAGCTTGGCCTCTTGGACCCCAAGGGCGTGGTCTATAACAAGGTGGGTCCGGTGGGCTTCCGGCCGGGCGCGATGAAGGGCACGGACCTCGCGCTTAGCGACCCGCTCAAGTGGAGTGAAACGGTGCTCATCCCGGCGCTCCGCGCGCACGGCTATGACACCTCCAACCAATTGAGCCTCGCCAAGGCGCTGATGCCGCTCTTCCGCGACCGGAACGCCAACCGGCTCGCCAACGTGCTTGTCTATGACCAAGACAGGGCGCGGCTCCACAAGGACGAACGGCTCATCAACAAAGTCCCGGGCGTGGACAAAGCCTACAGCGACACGCTCCGCCGGGACCCGCTCATGGCGTGGCAAGCCGACAAGGCCGCCATGAACAACTTGCTGTCCACGGTGTTCGGCACGAGCAAGGGCGAAAGCCCGGTGGCCGTCGCGCTCGTGCACATCGCCAACGGCATCAACATGGTGGCGGGCGCCTTCCAAAAGCACCCGATGTTGGGCCAAGGCGTGGGCGCGCTGTTGCTGGGCTCGGCTGGCCTCGCCGGGCTCAAGGTGCTTGGCATCGGGCTCCGGTTCATCCTCTCCCCGCTAACGGGCATCTTCAAACTCTTGTTCCTGTCCGGCGCCCGCAAAATCGGGCTCGTGGGCTACCTCTTCCGCGGCATCGCCGCGGGCGTCCGCTTGCTTGGCCCGCTCTTGCTCCGTGGCCTCGCGGCGCTGGCCCCAATGGTCATGGAGGGCTTGGCCGCGGCCTTCGCGCTTATCTCCAACCCAATCGGCTGGGGCATCATCCTCGGCGCCGCCGTGCTCGCCCTCGGCTATTACTTCCGCGGGCCGCTCTTGGCCGCGTGGAAGCGGGGCTGGAACTCCCTCATTTCGTGGGTGCATAGCGTCAACTGGCGCGGCATCGGCATGAGCATCGCCAACGCGCTCACGTTCGGGCTCGCGGGCAAGTTTGCCAACGCCATCGCCAACCTCAAGAACTCCGTGCCGTCCGCAAATGTCGGCATGAACTCGGCGCGCGGCGGCCTCGCCGGGGCGCGTGCAAGCGGCGGGCCGGTGGTTCGCGGTCGCACCTATTTGGTGGGCGAGCGCGGCCGCGAGTTGTTCACCCCGGATTCGTCCGGCCGCATCATCCCCAACCACCACATTGCGGCGATGGCCGGAGGCCCGCGTCACGTCCGCCCCGGCCGCGGCGCGACGGGGCCGCTTGTTGGCGAGTTGCACATCCACGGAGCCCATGACCCGCATGCGGTGGCTTTGGAGGTGAGGCGCCAGCTAAACGCCCTCGCCAACGAACAAGCCGCCGTGTTGAGTGACTGACATGGCGAGCGCGGACTCAATGATGATGATGGCGCTGGGCGACTACCGCTTCGGCTTGTCCACGGCCGCCTATCAGGAACTCAACCGGACCAACTCGTGGCGCTGGCCCACGGTGGACCGCATCGGCGCGCGCCCCGCCTCCCAATTCGTTGGTCCCGGCGAGGACGGCATCCAAATGTCCGGCGTCATTTATCCGCACTTCAAGGGCGGGCTTGGCCAGTTGGACGCGATGCGCGCGGAGGCGGACAAGGGCGAGCCCCTAATCCTTGTTGACGGGACCGGGAAGAATTGGGGCAAGTATGTCATCACGGACATCCGCGAGGGCCAAAAGGTTTTCTTCTCCAACAGCATGCCGCGGAGCCAAGAGTTTGACATCACGCTCCAAGCCTACGGTGAGGACGCAACGGCCGCGGGCTCGGGGCTGAATCTTGACGGCGTAACCCTGCCCACGCTTTCCGTGCCGTCGCTTTCGGATGCCATCGCAAGCATCCCCGGGCTGGACCCGGCCGCGGCCGCCAACCTCGTGGCCGGGAAGGCGATGATGAGCATGCCCGGGCTTCGCAGCCTCATGAGCATGACCACCGCCGGAGTCGACGCGCTTGGCGGCGCCATCAGCACCGTGGCGTCCGTGCTCGGCACCGTGGAGGGCGCCGTGAGTTCGTTGCAGCGCGCCGCCACCGCCGTCCCCAACGCGCTCGCGGCGCTTGTTTCTTCGCCCGGGCTGTCCACCTTCTCGGCGTTCGGAACGGACCTTGGCGGCGTGATTGACGCCGCGAGCTTGGCGGGTGTCGTTCCGCTCGATTCGGTGCTCGACACCATCAACAGCATCGGCGCGGACGCGATTATCCCCCGGCTCGTGACCGACGCGGACCAAGTGACGGCCTTGACGGCGCTGGCGGAGGTCCGCGCCAATGGCTGACACGTTTGAAAGCTACACCACGGCGGATGGTGACATGGTGGACGCCATCGCCTTCCGGCGCTTCGGGACTTCGCGCGCGCATACGGAGCGCATCCTTGACGCCAATCCGGGGCTTGCCGCCATGGGCTCCGTGCTCCCGGCCGGTGTGGTCATCCGCATCCCGGTCCCGGCGGTCCCGGACCGCAAGAAAACCGCGCAAAGGCTTTGGGATTGAGCACGCCCTCCGCGCGCGTGTCCATCAACGGCCGCGACATCACCACCCAGCTTTTGGCGCCGGACAAGCGGCGCATCCTCGTGTCCCTCAGCGTTACCGATGAGGCGGGCATCAAGTCAGACACTTGCACGCTCGTGATTGATAACCGCGGCGGCTTCCCCGCGCCGAAAACCGGCGAACTAATGGAAGTGTGGATGGGATACGAGCCCGAGCCCGAATACATGGGCAAGTTCCGCATTGATGAGTGGGAGAAGAGCGGACCGCCCAACATCCTCACCGTGTCCGCGAAGTCCGCCGAACTCACCACGGAAATCAAGGAAACGAAGCATAAGCCGTGGGATGACACCACACTCGGGAACATCGTGCAAAACATCGCGGGCTCGCACGGGCTCAGTTCCGTCATGACCGGCGACCTTGCGAGCCGGAAGGTTGAGCACATTGACCAGCACGGGGAGTCGGACCTCGCCTTCCTCTCGCGGCTGGCGAAGCGCAACGGCGCCATGTTCAAGCTGGCGGATGGCAAGGTCATCTTCGTGAAGCGTGGGACCAAGTTGCCGTCCGGCAAGGGCAAGACGGAGCGCACGCTCAAGCCCACGGACAATGTGGTTTCGTGGCGGCTACGGAAGAGCGAACGCGGCGAGCACAAGTCCGTCATTTGCTATTGGCATGACCATGACGGCGGACGGCGGAGGAAGGTGACCGCCGGGAGCGGTCACCCGGTGCACCGCGACAAGCGCATTTATCGCACGGAGGAAGAGGCCCGGGCGGCCGCGGAAGGCCAGCTTGGCGACTTCCAGCGGGGCAAGTGCGACTCTTCGCTTGAAATGGGCGGGACGCCGGACTTCTTCGCGGAATCGCTCGTGACGCTGAGCGGCTTTGATGATGACGTGGACGGCACCTATAACGCCAAGTCCGTCACCCACACTTTTGACTCCAGCGGCTACCGCACGAGCGTGGCGCTTGAGGCGTTAGGGGACAGCGAAAGCGACTCTTCGGAGTAGGGCCTCCGTGGCACCGTGCGCCGCATGGCGACCACGAAACCGACCCAGCAACTCCCGCCCGCCACGCTTCCGCCCTCCGATGCGGACGTGCTCCCGCTGGGTCAAGGTGCCACCGCGCTCCGCAAGCTGACGCTTGCCCAACTCTCCGACTACATCAAGGGCAAGCTTCCGTCCGTCACGAACGGCGCGGACGGCCGCACAATCCTCAACGGCACCGCCGCGCCTGTCGCGGCGCTTGGCGCGGATGGCGACTTCTACATTGACCACACCAACCCCTCGGAGCCCGTGCTTTACGGCCCGAAGGCCGGAGGCGCTTGGCCCGCGGGCGTGTCCATGGTTGGCCGGAGCGCTTACGAAATTGCGGTTGCCAACGGCTACGCGGGCACGGAAGCGCAATGGGTTGCCGATGTGCTGGACAACGCCACGGCGGCCGCCGCCGCGCAAGCGGCGGCTGAGGCGGCGCGGGATGACGCAATTGCGGCCGCCGCATCCGTTCCCATCATTGACGATGCGATTGCGGACACCGCCCCGGGGGCGGCGACCAAGACTCGTTCGGCGTCGAAGATTGGCGCGCTCATTTCGGCCGCCATTACGGCGCTGAGCCTTGGCACAGTCGCAACCCACAACGTCACGGAGTTCCCGCTCACGGTTGCGGACCGCACGGCAATGGCCGGGCACACGGCAACCGGCACCGTCTATTTCGACGGCTCCATGTGGGATTTGAAGGCGGGGACCAACCTTTCCGCCCAAGTTACGAGCGACCCCACCAAGGGCATCTATGTCGCGCCAACCACGGACACCTCCGGCGCGTCGGGCGCGTGGGTCCGGCGCACCAAAATCACGCATCCGTCCATGTTCGGCACGATTGTTGGCGACGAAGTTGCCGACGATTCGGCCACCCTCAATGCGTGGCTGGCCTTCGCGGCGGTAAACCGGAACTTCAAGCACATTGCCGCGGGCCTTTACGGCGTGGCGTCGGGGCTCATTTTGGACCCGGGCACCTTTGGCGTGGGCACGCTTGAGATTGATTGGAGCAACACGCGCATCACCGCGCTCGCCCCAATCTCCCGCTTGCTCACCATTCAGGACGCCAATAACGGCAAGTTCTCGGGTAGGCTCCACCTCCGCGGCACCGGCTACACCTCCGACGCCTATACGGCTTGGACGTGCGACACCGCCGTGTGGGGCAACAACATCAGCGCCTTCAAGTTTGACCATTGGTTCATTGAGGGCTTCGGCTACGCCGCCATTGAGAGCGAAAAGTCCTCAAACGATAGCGTCCATTGGGGCCGCATTGAAACGAAGCGCGTGGGCTCGGGTGCGGCACTGGCCTCGCGGAGCCTTTCGGCAAATTGGTCCGGAGCCACCCAATCGGGCGGCTACGGAAGCGTAGTGCAATATACCCAATTCACGGTTGACACGCTCCCGATTGCTTACGCTCAGTCCAACACCGCGAACGTCCCGGACCGCCAAATCCTCGTTGAAATCAACGGGCGGCCGCACTTCGTCAACTATATCGACCCGGCCACCAAGACTCTTCGCGTCTATCCGCAAGTCAAGACGGCGCTGTTGCCCGCCGGGACTTTGAAATATCACTATGGCGGCGCGCTCGTCCTTCGGGGCAGCGACAGCAACATTGACACATTTGAACAAATCTCGTGCGTTGCCGGTGGGTGCGCCCTTGAACTCTCGTGCCTCTACGGCGCCGCTGGCGGGATTGTCCACGCGGAGGCGTGCGGCTCAAACATGCGCATTGGCGCATCGCCGTCATCCGTCATGTGGGGCGCCCACATTGGGATGCGCTATTGCGAAGGCAATACCTTCAACCAAATCATTGTCAGTTCTTCCGCAACCGGCGTTTTCGTTGGCCCGGCGCCAGCAACAACGCCCGCGTCCAAGGACGTTGACACTTGCACGCCTCTCTCCAACCCATCAGGCGGCGAGGCGTATGTGGCGGAAGCGCTTTCGGGCATCACGAACGGCGCCGCCCAAGGGTTGCACTTCCGCACCAAGCGCTTCGTGCTCCAAGCCAACGAGGCGTTGGACTTCAATCAACCGGGCATGTTCCGCGGCAAGGTGTTTTACACCAGCAGCGTCACGGACACCGCCACGTTCACGCTCGTTGCGCCCGACGCGAATCTAAAGGCTCAATATGCCTATGACGCCGCGCAAGTCATCGTTGTTGGGCGCGGCACGAACGGCACCATTGCCGGTGCCGTCACGTTCACGGTGCCAACCACCGCTTACGCAAGTTGCACCACCACCAACGGCTCCGCCGTTGTCACGATGGCGTCAACCACTGGCCTGTCCGCGGGCATGCCCATCACGGGCACCGGCATCCCGGCGAGCACCACGATTCTGTCCGTGGACAGCGCAACGCAAATCACCCTCTCGGCCAACGCCACGGCCTCGGGGACCGTCACTCTTACGGTCACAAACTCCATCAACGGTGCCTATGCCAACCTCGTCTATGCGGGCGGCACGTTCACGGGACCAACCAATTTCGCCATCGTCAACACGGGCACCACCTCTTGGGTTATCTTCCCGGTCCCGCAAGGCGGAATCCCGGCGGGCAACATCGTAATCACGGGCTCGCTGTCCAGCAGCACGAACACCGCAGTTGGCTCAATCGCGGGCCAAGGCAAGTGGCTGTATAACAGCCTTTACGGTTCCGTCCTCCAAGGGAAGGGCACCACCTATGACGTGGCGTTCTTCAACAGCGGCGCCTCGCTCGTCATGGGCAACCCCACCGGGACGAAGGACGCGCGCTTCCAAGGCGCACTCACCTCCAACGGCGGCGCGCTGGGATACGCCACCGGCGCGGGCGGCACGGTCACCCAAGTCACGAGCAAAACCACCGCCGTCACGCTCAACAAGGTGTGCGGCCAGTTCACCACCACGGCGGACCCGATTGCCGCCGGGGCGACTGCCATCTTCCAAGTCAACAACTCCAACGTGGCGTCCACGGACACCATCTTGCTCAACCTCCAAAGTGGCCAAGCCACGATGGGCACATATAGCTATCGCATTGAGAAGGTGGCCGCGGGCTCGTTTACCGTGACGATTGAGAATCGGAGCGGCGGCTCGCTTTCGGAAGCGCTCGTGTTCAACTTCACCGTGTTCAAGGGAGTCAACGCCTAATGGCGCGCCACCTCCACCGCGACTATCACACCGCCTATTGCGGGCTGGACGCTTCGCACATTCCGATGACCTATGAGGAATCGGAGGCCGATTGCGCTTCGTGCCTTGAGGCGGCCGCGCAAGCCAAGGCTGAGGCGGAATTGGCGGAGGCTGAGGCGGAAGAGGCTGTTACTGAGCCGGACAAATAGAGCGGAGCGTTTCCGCCCATTTGCTTCTTCCCGCCCAAGTGAGGTGCACGCCATCCCACGTCATCGGAGTCGACGGCGGCTTGATATAGCCGCGCTCGCCGGAAAGTTGCGCGTTCATTTCCCGCACGCGCTCCGCTGAAAAGGCCGGATTCTTCTGTGGCTCAATCGGCCAAACGCCCATGATGTAGGAGCCGGGCGCGCGTAAGGCGCGGTAGCTGGCGCTCCACTTTGCGATGTCGAAGGGCCGCTTGTTGGCCGCGTTGTTCACCCCAAGGGCATAGACCACGATTTTGGGCTTCAACTGTTGGACTAAGTAGGGCGCGAGCCCCCTCCAATCTTCAATCGTGGTCCCGGCAATCCCGGCGTTGAACACCGGGAGCCCGCACAAGATGTCAATGTGCTCAGCCTCCGTGATGCTGTCGCCAATCAGGAGGACGCCGCCCTTTGGTGCGGTTGGCGCATCGCGGAGGATTTGGACACGGAGTTCGGCGGGCGAGGGCTTGTCCAAGTGCCACACGCCCGCACCAATCGCCGCCAGCGCGGCAACGCCGCAACCTATTTGAACGCCAACATGCACGAATCGGCGCCTAGCATATCGCGCCAGCGCCACTCAACCCGCCTCCCCGGACCGGCCGGGGGCGTCCATCAAGGGCATGCGAGGGCCAGCCGGAGGCGCCACAAGCTTTTTGGCACTGTGACCCACTAGGCGCGACCACCGCGGCCCCGGCCCTCGCTACTTTCTTCCACCGGCTACCGAACCGGCCCCGCGTTAGGGAACTGAAACGGGCATTGTTGCGGCATGAAAAAGCCGCGCTTTGTCATGTCCGTTCGGGACGCCCTCGGGCTTCACTCCGTCAAGGTCCACGTCCTCATGACGGGGCTGGCCACCTACCTCATGGCCATCAATGAGGCCGCGCTCCCGCTTCTTAACGCGCTCCCGCCGGAAATGCGCGCCAAGATGCCTTATGCGCTCGGGCTCATCATCCTCATCGGCGGTGTTGCCGCACGCATGATTGCGCAGCCGGACCACCCGGCGAGCGCCGCGAGCAATGGCCAGTAACCCGCCCACCCCGAAGGCGCCCAAAAAGACGCTCGTGGCCATCCTTGGCGCGGGCGCCGCGGCGATGCTCATGACGGCCGTGCCGCGTGAGGAAAGCGGCCGCACCGTCCACGCCACGGTGACGGCGGACGGCCACGTTGCGCTCAAGCACATTTCCGGCCGCCAGTATCTCGCCGCCTACAAGGACGTGCTCGGCATCAACACCGCGTGCGACGGGCTCACCCGCGGCCCGGACGGCAAGCCGCTCAAGGGCAACGAACGCTTCACTGAGGCTCAGTGTGACGCGATGCTTGAGGCCGAACTCGTGGACTCCGCCAGCCACGTCATGGCGTGCACGCCGGGGCTTGAGGGGCACGATGGCCCCAAGGTCGCGTCCGCGTTGCTCGCGCATAACATCGGCTGGCCCGCCTATTGCCGCTCAAGCATCCGCGCGCGCTTCAACGCGCACGATTATCCCGGCGGGTGCTCCCGCTTCCCGCTCTATGACAAGGCGGGCGGACGCCACCTCCCCGCCCTCAAGGCGCGCCGGAACCGGGAGAAGTTCATCTGCATCACCGGAAGGCTTCCTTATGCTGCCTAGTTGGCTTCTCAAGCCGTTCGTGGCCCCGCTGGCCATCGCTATCGCCGCGCTTTCGCTCATCGGCAACGTAACGCTGGGCGCAAGTCTCTATTTCGAGAAGCGCTATAGCGCGAAGCTGGAAACGCGCGTCACGGACCTCACCACCAACAACGGCATCCTCAAGGCGAACAACGCCACGCTCAAGGCGGCCGTGGTCACGCAAAACGCGGCCGTGGACGGCCTTGCGGCGGCGGCACAGGCGTCGGCCGCGAGCGCCAAGGCCGGACAGGCGGCCGCCGAAGTTGCCGCCTCAGCGCTGGACAACAACGCCAAGGCGCTCGGCAAGCTGGCACCGCCGCCTCCGGGCGCGGACCGTTGCGCCGCGGCCTCTCAGCTTATCCGCACCACTCTCGCCGGGGAGCATGCCAAGTGAAGCGTTTTGAAGGATTCGGAGGATTCATCCTCAAGCTTGGCGCGGCCATCGGCCTCATCGCCACCGTGGGCGCATGCGCTCATGGCCCGAAGCCCGAGCCCGCCGTCCAGACGGTTGAGGTGAAGGTGCCCGTGCCCGTGCCGTGCAAGGCTGAGGTGGACGTGCACGACTCCTATTCGGATGGGCTCGCGGAGTTCACTTCCGACATTTGGGAACAAGCGGTGGACCTTCTCACCGGCCGGGACGAACGCGCGGCGGACATTGAACGCCTCAAGGGCGCTGTCACCGGATGCGGCGGGACTGTGAAGTGATGGAGCCGGGAGTCGTTACAGCGGGCGGGCTCGCGCTCGCCCTCATCGGAACGGTGGCCGCATGGGCCATCCGCATCAACAAGGGCGAGGAAGCCCTCAAGCTGGCGAAGGACGCCAAGGAGTCGGCGGACGCGGCCAAGGCCGAACTCGCCAACTATAAGGTGCACGTTGCGGAAACCTACGTTTCGCACACCAACTTGGCGGAGTTGGAGCGGCGCCTTACGGACAGCATCAAAGCCGTTGGCGACCGCCTTGAAAGGCTATTCCACCCTACCCCTCCGGCCCCATAACGGACAGTGAACCGGCCTCTTCGGCCGGACACATCCGGCCCACGGTCGCGGCATCCGAAGCCACCCCGGAGGCCCATGAAAACGCCAGCCATTGACCCCGCGTTGAAGCGGTTTGCTACGGCGCGCCAAGCGGAAATCATTGACGCTGTAATTGAGCACGGTGGCGTAAGCGCCGCCGCCCGGGCGCTAGGCCGCTCCCACGGAACGATTGGCAACACGCTTGCGGCCGTTCGGGAGAAGCACGCCGCCGCCGCCCGGTCCAAATCTGCCGCCAACCTCCCGCCGGTAACAGCCCGGCCGCGGTCCGGCACGCTTCGCTTCATCCTCACCGCCGCCCAAGACGAAACGCCGGTGGACATGCGCTTCTTCGGCAACTTGCTCGCCTACGCGGCGGACATTGGCGCCGAAGTGAAGGTGGCGGGCTTCACCTATCAAAAGGGCCTCTTTGAGGACCACGCCACGCGCACCGGCTTCTTCGCGGAAGCCGTGCGGCCCTACCTCACGCACGAAAATGAGTGGTGCGGCCCGCTACTCTTCGCCGCCAAAATGAACATCCTCCCCACGGCCGTCCGGCCGCTGAGCGGGTTGGAAACCTACAGCCGGGGCTCGTGGGCGGTGTTCCCGCACGCGAAGGTCCAGTTGGTGAGCGTGCCCTCGCTCCCGGGGCGCCATCCGGCGATGGTCATGACCACCGGCGCCGTGACGCTCCCAAACTACATTGAGAAGAAGGCCGGGCTCAAGGCGGAGTTCCACCACCAAATCGGCGCCGTCATCGTTGAGGTGGACGGAGCGGACCGCGTGTTTTGCCGCCAGCTTGGCGCTGGGCCGGACGGTAGCTTCCAAGACTTGGACGCCGTGGTGAGCAACGGGGTTGTGACCCGCGGCCACCGCATCGAATCCATGACGGCCGGGGACCTCCACATTGAAAAGGGCGACCCGCTCATCTTCCTCAAGGCGTTCGGCTATGACCTCGCGCGCCAGCGCATCGTTAGCGCGGACTCGCTCATCCACGCGCTCCGGCCGCGCTCCATCGCGTGGCATGACGTGTTGGACTTCCAAGCGCGCAACCACCACCGGCGCGCGGACCCGCACTTCGCCTATGAAATGCTCGTGAGCGGCCGGGACGGCGTGGAGGCTGGCGTCATCGGCGCGGCGCGCTTCCTCGGCGCGATGAGCGAAGTTGAGGACTGCGAATCCGTTGTGGCCGCGTCCAACCACCACGACGCGCTCACCCGGTGGCTCCGCGAGGCGGACCCGGTGCGCCATGACCCGCTCAACGCCCGCTATTGGTGCGAACTGCAAACGGCCGTCTATCGGGCCATTGAGCGCGGTGAGCGGCACTTTGACCCGTTCCGCCACGCTGTTGCCCAGCAAGAGCCCGAGCGCATGCGGCGCGTCACCTTCGTGCCGCGCAACGGCTCCTATGTGGTGTGCCGGGCGGCGGGCGGCATTGAGATTGGCATGCACGGTGACGAAGGCCCGAACGGCGCCCGCGGCTCCGCGCTCGCGCTCACCCGCGTGGCCACCCGCATGAACATCGGGCACGCCCATAGCGCGAGCATCCTTGATGGCGTCTATACGGCCGGGCTTTGCGGGCTCATGGACCAAGGCTACAATTCCGGCCCCTCCGGTTGGTCGCACACCCAAATCGTCACCTATCCGAACGCCCGGCGCACGCTCGTGACGTTCATTGACGGGAAGTGGCGCGCGTGAAGTGGCTTTGCGCCTTGCTGGGCCACCGGCTCCGGCGGCGCGAGTTGCTTTGGTGCGGCCGCGTCTCGCGGCTTTGGCGCTGGCGGTGCCGGTGCGGGCTCAAGCACGAGGTCCGGCGCCAATCGTTACGGAGGCGTGGGCCATTGCACCGGGCTATTGCCGCTCCCAAGCCGGGAGCATAGCGGAAGGGCACCGGCGCGGCGGGGCGTGCGTAATCCCCCCGCTCAGCGGGCACGGCTGGCCAGCTTCTTAGCGTGGGTTGCGCCGGTGGCACATCCGTTAATCCGTTGACAGCACACCGGCCGTCCGTTAGGGCGATTCGGGTTGGCTTCCCCACCACCGCGGGGAGGCGGAGAACTTGGAACGAAGGGGATTCGACCCCGGCCCCGCAAGGGTATCGCCAAGGCAAACGCCGGGATGTGTTCCGGCGGCCGACATCCGGCCGGGATGGCAAGGCTTCACCGCCGACTCTCCCGGCCGGAAAATGCAGTTCGGCACGCGCGAGCGTGCCCATGAGAGGTGGAGGACGCCGGTTCGAATCCGGCCCGCGGCTTGCCGCGGTAGCGCAGTCAGGACGCGCGCCACCATTCGGGAGGTCGCCGGTTCAAATCCGGCCCGGGCGGCTTCGGCCCGGTAGCTCAGTCCGGTAGAGCGCCCGCACCTCTCACGAGACTTGCCCGAAGGTTTGGTTAGGCGGGCACGGGGGAGTTGACGCGGTGCGGACACGGCGGCAATTCCCCCTCATCTTTTAGCGGCCGCGCGCGAGGCCGCACCGGGGCGCCGCGGGGCTCGGGGACTGTAACGCTCGCGGCGCCCCATTTCATGGTCCGTTGACTCCGTTACGGTTCCGGCGCATCTTCCGTTAATCGATTCGGCTCCGGCGGGAGCGACGGCACCGGCACGTTGAGGCCGGTGTGGCCCGCCAACGCTAACGATGGAGGATGTTATGCTGGACCGCTAAAGGCTTCGGCCTCACTTAAACCTCAAGAGATTCATCAGATAGCTTTGACCCCGCCCCGGCCTTCCCCTCCCCTTTGAGCCGCGGCGGGGTCATCCATTTAGAGGGTTTCAAGCAATGTCGCGGAGGGGGATTGGCAGGGGGATTGGAAAGCCGATTTAACGGTTTTCCTCTCGGAGAGTTCGACGGAAGCCCTCTCCACCATTATCCGTTGCCAACCGTTGCCAGAAAGCGCCTAAGTTACCGGCGCACATAGGAAAATCCATTCATCTTGTGCCGGACGATGCCACCGGATGCCACGCAATTTCCGTCATGTAGGGGGATGGTGAGGGGGATTGACGAAAAGCCAACCCCCCTATAGGTGCCAAGGACCGGCAATTAGCAGGGTGTCCGCATGCGTGTTTCCAAGGCTCAAATGGCCGCCCTCCGGTGGCTCAAAAGCAACGGAGGACTCACCGTTCCGAACATGAACATGCACGGAAGGGCGCGGGAGTGGCCGCAAACGCGGACTCTGCGGGCGCTCGTGGCCAAGGGCCTCGCGGACTTTGAGCAAGGCGAAACAGAGTGGACCGTCCGGCCGAACTCGGCGGGCGAAGCCGCAATGGCGGAGGCCGCCTAATGCGCGTCAAGGTCCTCAACCAACTGTCCGCCCGCAAGGTGGACACCATCAAGACGCCGGGGCGCCACGCGGACGGCGGCGGCCTCTACCTCATCGTGACGAAGGCGGGGACCAAATCGTGGCTCTTCCGCTATCACTACGGCGGCAAGCGCCGGGAGAAGGGCTTGGGGTCCATCGGCACCGTGACGCTCAGCGCCGCCCGGGACAAGGCGGCGATGCTCCGCACGCTCATTGATGAGGGCAAGGACCCCATGGAGCACCGCGACATCCCGGCCGACAACCCCAGCTTCGGCACGATGGCCACCGCGCTCATCGCGGAACTTGAGCCCGGGTGGAAGAACGACAAGCACAAGTGGCAATGGCGCCAAACGCTCGAAACCTATTGCGCTCCGATTTGGAACCGGCCGGTGGCCACCATCACCACCACGGACATCGTGGACATCATCCGGCCGATGTGGACGGAGAAGCGTGAAACGGCCATGCGGCTCCGCGGCCGGATTGAGAAGGTGTTGGACGCGGCGAAGGTGAAGGGCCACCGCACCGGCGACAACCCGGCGCGCTGGCGCGGCCACATTGAGTTGGTCATGCCGAAGAAGAAACGCGGGGAGGCGTCCGTGCGCCATCATCCGGCCATGCCCGCGGACCAAGTGCCGGACTTCGTGCCCGGGCTCCGCTCGCGCGTGAGCACGGCGGCACGGGCCTTGGAGTTCCTTATCCTCACCGCCGCGCGCACCACGGAAGTGCTCAAGATGACGTGGGGCGAAGTGGACATGGAGGCCCGGCTTTGGACGGTCCCGGCCGAACGGATGAAGATGGGCAAAGAGCACGTTGTCCCGCTAAGCGAGCCCGCGCTTGCGGTCCTCCGCGCCATGGCCATGTTCGGCACGAAGCCGGAGGCGCCGGTGTTCCCCAATCGGGACGGCGAGCCGCTGAGCGGCATGGCGATGGAAATGACCCTCCGGCGGATGGAGTGCGATGAGTTCACCGTCCACGGCTTCCGCTCCACCTTCCGCGATTGGGCTGGGGACCGCACAGACTTCCCGCGGGACATCATTGAAATGGCGCTCGCGCACGAAGTTGGGAGCGAGGTTGAACGCGCCTATAGGCGCGGCACCGCGCTCGCCAAGCGGCGGGAACTCATGGAGGCGTGGGCGGCGTTCGTCACCGGCGCTTGACACCCGGCAAAAAACCGGCTCTAAGAGGAACACCCAAGGGCCAACGGCCCACCGATTCGGGAGATAGGGAACATGATGATTGAGGCACGCATTGAGTTTGACACCCACGCCTTCGCTTCCAAGCTGCGCACGGCGGGCTTCGATGAGGGACAGGCGGCGGCCGTCACTTATGCTATTCGGGACATTGCCATGAGCAACGTAGCCACGAAGAACGATGTAACGAACGCGGTGCACTCCATGACGCTGCGCTTGGGCGCGATGCTCGCGGGTGCCGTGGCGGTGTTGGGCGTGGTTATCGCGGTCGCGCATTAGACAATCCGGGAGGGCTTCGGCCCTCCCCTTCACCGGGCCTCCGGCCCACCACATGGGAGAGTGAAATGACCAAATGCGAATATGGCATCCCCAGCAAAACGCTAGACCGCAACCCGCGAGTGAAAGCCTATGACTCGGCCGGGACGGATGACGGCGTGCGAATCGTGACGCTCGTGCGAGGCTTCGCCTTTGAGGACGCGGCCGCGAACAAAGGCGATGACCCGGAGGGCCGGTTGGCGCTCCACTCCAAGGGCTTTGAGACGGTCGCGGAAGCGGTGGAGGCGATTCGCTTCGCTCAGCCGTGCAAGTGCGGCCATTGCTTGGGGAGGGTGTGATGGACCGCGCCGCCATGAACGCGCTCGTGATGGCCACGCCATCGCGGGCGTTCCGCGAGGAACTTGAGTTCCAGCTTTGGGGAGTTGACGGCCGGGAATATGCCTATGACCCCGTTTTCGCCCTCTTTGACATTGAAGAGCGCAACGAAGGCGCGGACGGCAACCGGACGCTCTTGCGCGAGGCCCGCCGCCTTCTCATCGCCATTGGCTTCTATCGGCCCATGACGGAGGCCGACATCCGCAACACATGGGTGTCCAGAGGAACCAAGTGGGCCTTCAAAATGGACGGCACACCCTATGAGGCGGTTGCTCCGGCTGAAACGTGGTGCAACCCTACGGCGGAGGATGCGGCGCCGTGGGAGCATGCGGCGTGACCCTCCGCACGAAGTGGATGGACCCGGACTTCCGGCCGCGGCCGAAAACGGACCACTTTTGCGTCATTTGCCAGCGCGACCTAAAGCCGGGCCAGCCTCACCGCATCGTGCGCTTCAACCTCAACCATTTTGAGGCCATCCACCCGGACGATTGGCCCGCGGCGCCGGAGGCCGATGAGGCACCCATTGGGAACGATTGTGCCCGGCGGCTGGGCTTGGAGTGGTCTAGACCCTCAACACCGCCTTGAACTCATCCGGGAGGATGCAGTTGGGCGGCGCATCGGCAAAGAACGGCGCGATGTCCTCCGGCCGGTAGCCCGCGAGCCCGCACCCCACGGCTGTCACTTCAAACTCATTGCCCGAGCAAATCCGGGCGTGCTCAAGGAAGCTTTCGACGTGAAGCCGGATTTGGTCCAGCGGCAACGTGCGGAGGTTCGCGTCCTTCGTCGGGATGGCATAGGACTGCGGACCAGCTAACCCGCGCGCAGCCATGTGGCCCTCGCCTACGCCATAGATGGCGCCGTGATGCCTGATGGCGTGGAGCGCCGCGCCCTTGCCATGGCGCCCGGCAAGATTGGAGCCGAATACAAAGACGCGGCTCATGGCGCCGGGAGCCTCAGCGTAACCGGCCACCCCTCACCGGCGAGCCACCGCGCGACACGTTCGCGCGCCTCCGGCGGGTGGTTGCGAAGGTGGCCAAGCGGGTCATAGGCGTCGGCGCCGAAAAACACGTTCTTCGTGATGCGGACGATGGCCGCCATTTGGTGGCGGTCCACCTCCACCGCGCCAGCGGTGAGCGCGAGCGCGCGCTTGGATTGGCAAATGTCATAGTGCGGGCATGACACCTTGGGCATGGTCCGCGGGTCCTGAAACCACCGGCGCTTGACCCGGATGCGGTCCGCCATGGCGTGGAGCGCGTCCAAGTCCGGGCTCACCATGTGGCACATCATCATCCGGCCGAACGGGTGGCTGGCGGCGTCAACGTAAACGCGGGGGGTCACAATGCGTTTTCCCAACTCACGAAGAACGCGGACACGAGCCACACCGCGTTCATGATGACGATGGCGCATCCGCCCGCGAAGCTGGCCCACTGGCCAAGCGAGGGGTAATAGAAGAGATTCCAGAGGCCCCACGCCGTGAAGAACGCGGTGGGCGCCAAGTGGACCCCGGCCACCGTCCGGTCCCGCCACACGCGCCGCACGTTGAGCGCGAGCATGGCGGCGCCAGTGGCCTCAAAGGCTCCGTTGATGGTGTCGGGGGTCACTCGTGCACCTCCGGCGGCGCGAAGTCGCGCTCATCCATGGTGAGTTGGGGCGGCCACTCTTCCGAAAGCGCCGCCAGCGCATGGGCGGAGCACGGCCCGAAAGGCACCTCATCAAGCGGCGTGCCGCACTCGCGGCAATGGTCCGGCTGGCGCGCCGGGGCGCACGGCATGGCGAAGCCGCCAGCGGAGGCATAACCGCTCATGCGGACCACATCACGGCAAAGATGACCGCGAGCACCAAGAGCTTGATGACCACGAGCCCGCACCAATAGCAGGGCCTCGGCGGTGTCGGCGGAGCGGTGCGCAAGTCGAACGGATTCCCGTCACGGTCGCGCCAAGCGCCATCATGCCAGCGCGCGGTGCGGACCGTCATTTCGCTTTTTGGGGCTCCGCAATCCGGGCAAACTTGAATGAAGGAGCCGCGATAGCTGAGGTGTGCCAGCTTGCCGAAAGAACATTCGGCATGCCAGCCGCACGCGCAAAATGCGCGGCGGTGAAAGTCGCCGCCGCTCATGCCGGGACTCCCATGGCCCAACCCTCAAAGAAGTCATTGAGGAAGGCGTTGGCGAGCCGGAGTCCTTCGGAGTGCGCGGCCATCGCCGCCACCACCGTGCTTTCGCCGTTGCAAAACGTATAGAGTTCGGAGTCCAAATAGGACCGCTCACCGGCGTTGAAACGCTCGCACGCTTCCGGGTCCTCGCTTGGCGGGTGGGTATCGCTGAGCGAGCCGATGGCGGCCTCAATGGCCGCAAGGTGCGGCTCCCACGCTTTGGCGATGAGGGGCGATGATTCCGGCGGCCATGACGGCCCGCCGTTATCCTCCCGGATGAGGTTGAGCGCCCGGACGATGGCCGGGTGGCCGGTGAGGGCCATGGTGTCCACGCCCTCCGGCGCTGGCGCATCCCCGTGGGCGACCACGGGGAGCGCTTGGACGTAGCCGGTGGGCGGCAAGTGCTCGTGCTGGGCGGCGCTCACGGCCGCCCCCGCACCACATAGCGCACCGCGAACGGGACGTTGCGGAGCGTGTCCACGGCAATGTTGAACGCCTCAAGGAGCGCGCCCGCGAGCATGAACACCGGAAGCGTCACCGGCATGGTGAGCAACACCATGGCCGTGCCGAAGCGGTAGAAGCGGAAACCATAGGGCGCGCTCATGCCGCCACCGCCATCCGGCCACCGTCGCGCTCGCGGAGCCACGAATAGAACTCCGGCCACTCATCAAGGTCGCCCTCGCGCCAAGCACGGAGGAAGGTGTCCACCTCTGTCGAGCAATCGGCGTGGTCCAAGATGAAGTCCAAGGCGTCCACGGCCGTGCCGTGGTCACCGTTGGGGCGCCCGGTGCGCGGGTCCAAGGGAACGGCGCCGCTCATGCCGCCAGCGCCCTTGCCTTGGCCGCGGAGTCGGCCACGTTGGCGGCCAACTGGCGCGCCTTGAGTTCGTTGCCCTCCGGCGAAAGGAGGTAGCCCGAGCCCTTGGGTGTGCCGCTGTCCATGTCGAAAAGCGGACAGAAATAGGCCAGCCCCTTGATGACGAAGCCCTTAGCGATGATGCGGACCTCATCCACGGTGAGGCGCGCCTCTTCGGCAATGTCCGCCAGCTTGCGGCCCACCTCATCGTGGAGCAAGACGAGCACGCGGCGCTCGGCATCGTGCATGGAGTGGAGAAGGTCCCCGGCGAGCGCTTCGCGCTCCATCTTGCGGGCCTCGTGATAGACGTGATTCTTGCTCTTGGAGATTTCCACGCAAATGTCGTTGAGCGAAGCGTCAAGGTCCGAGAACGCGCCGCCGGTGGCGTGCGAAATGATGCTCTTGGTTTTCGCTTCCACGGCGTGGAGTTCGTCCATGGCGGCCAAGAGGGCGGCCGCGTTGCGCTGGGCGGCGAAGATGTTGGCGATGAATTTGAACATTAGGCGATTCCCTTCGTGTTGACGCGGTTGCAGTTGATGACGGCGCACGGGTTTTCGCCCGCGGCCGGGGGTGGTGGCGCCTTGGCCGCGACCGGCCGCGGCGCCGGGACCGGCGGGATGTTGATGTTGACCGTGCACCCTTCGAGGATGTGGATGACGCTCACCAAGATGAGCACGGCTAGGACGATGCGGAGCATAGGGTGGCGGGTTCCTTCGGGGCGGGGGTCCTCAGCGCCTCAGTGACGGCTGAGAGGATGGCGTTGCGCGCGGGCGCGTGGAGCGTTTCAAAATAGGGGATGTGCGCTTTGGCGATGTTCCACGCCCGCGTTGCGAGGGTGGGCTCGTGGCTCATGCGCGGCCGTCCAAGAGCGCATAGAGCGGCGCCATGCCCGGAGGCGCGAGCGGGCCAACGGCAATGGTGGACGCGCAATCGCACTCCATCGCGTCATCGCACCGGGGGCAATTGTGCGCGGTGCCGCGCACAACGATGCCGGGGCGTCCAGCGCGGCCGCTCGGGCTTGGCGAGGTGGCCGCAACGGCGGCGGCGACGGCGAAGGCCCGGAGCGCGCTCACAAGTCGGCTCCCGGGCGGTCAAACGGGAGCCCCGGCTCATCATCGTGGATGCCCGCCTTGGTCGCGGTGCCGGGCTTGAGCCTCAGCGCATCGCGGAAATCCTCCCAAAGCTGGGCCTCATTGACCGGGCGCGAGCATGACCACTTCCCGGCCATGTAGAGCCGGAGCCCGGCGGCCTTGAGCGCCGGGAAGTTGACCGCAGCGAACGCCTCGCGGATGCCGTTGCGGATGTTATCCGCGCTGGGGCTGGAAAGGCCCGCATGAAGCTGGCCCTTGCCCAAATAATAGCCGGTGGCGTCGGCAAACGCGGAGGCGGCCTTGTTCACGTCATCCACCGCGGGCTCAGTGGCCGCAAGGGCCACGTCCAGCGCCTCAGCGGCGACCGCCACGGCCTTGCCGTGCGCCTCGCTCCCGCGATTGGCCATATAAGCGCGCTGGGCCGCGCGGAGGGCCTTGGCGGCCTCCCGGACGTTGGTGGTGCAATTCACTGGACGGACTCCCCGTTCGCAATCGGCGCGCCGTTGAGCCACGCCATAAGGTCCTCGTGGAGGATGAAGGTGGAAGAGCCGCGCTTGCGCGACACGAGCCGCTTCTCCGCAATTTCGCGGTAGATGGTGCGCTCGCCAAAGGGCGTGAGCGCGGCGACCTCCTTGACGGAATAGGCCAGCTTGGCCGCTGGCGGCGTGAGTGGGGCCTCACTCATTGACGGTTCCCTCTCCAAAACATGTGGTGCAATCGAAGCCGTAGCGGTCCACCGTGCGCCCCCGGCATGAGGGACAGATGCGGAGGTCCGGCGTCGGCTTGGCGGTGAGCGGAAGGCCGGTGCGCCCGGTGCGGCGCGCGGCGTCCTTCATGACGTGGGCGGCCTCAATCCTCATGCTGGCCCCCAGCCGCCGAAGCTGAAATCCCACGCAAAGAAGGATTCCATGTGCGCCTTGGCTTCCGGCGTGAGTTCGGGCGCCGGGCTCGGCTCCGTGGCGTTCAGCCGCGGGAGTTGAATGTCCAGCGCGGCCGCAAGGTCATCCCGGTCCTCAAACCGCGTGATGTGCGTGCCAAGGTCCGGCCGGAGATAGAGGAATTGAGATTTGCGGTTCTCCGGGACGGAGTGGTTGACCGCATAGTGGGGCCAGTAGCCGCGGCCTTCCGCGCTATCGTGGCCGTTGGAAAACACCGTTTCGTTGGTGAGAATCCAATCGGAGAACGACATGTTGACGGTGGCTTGGAGGCGCCGCCACAAGTCCGGCCACCGGGAATAGGAGCCACCATCGCGGTCCCGGATGAACTTGAAGAGGGACCAAAGCCGGTCCACCGGGTGGCGGCACACACCCACCCGGCGCCAGCGGTCATAACCGGCCGGGACACCATCGGCCTCCATGTGCCGATAAAGCGCCATGGCCTCCGGGTAGCGGTCCAACACGGCGCGCTTGAGCGAGCCGGACCCGGTGCGCGGCACGAGCAACACCACCGTTTCAATTTCGGGAACAATCAACATGGAGAGGCTTCTCCGAAGAGCGTGATTTGGTTGGGGTTGAAGGCGCGCGGCTTGCGCCGGGCCGGGAGGATGGTGGGCGCGGGTGCGGCCGGGGGCGCTTGGGGCGCCGCAACAGCCGTCCGGCACACGCTGGCCAGCAAGCCGCATAGGAGCGCGTTTTCGTCCTCCCACTGAGCGGAGAGGGCTTTCAGCCCCTCGCGGACGGTGGGCGGGAGTTCGGAGGTGTTGGGGACCGGGAGAAGCGACCATCCGAGCGCGCCAAGCGCGGCCTCAATGGTGTCGAGCCCGGGCTTGTTGTTGGTGCGCCACGCCTTGAAGGTGGAGCGGAGCACGCCGGAACGGTGCTCCAACTCATCATAGGTGACGCCCTGCCGCCGCATTTCCGCGAACACCACCTTGGCGCGTGGGTCACACCGCTCCGGGATAGTGATTTTGGAGGGCCGCGGCGGCGGAGCGTGACGCATCAGCGCGCGAGCCTCAAAATGCCCGCCGCGAACACATCCGGCGCGTAGCTGAGCGCAACGCCGCCGAAGAGCCCGGCATAGAGCCCGGCGCCGCTCACCGGCACGCCCATGAGCAAGAGGATGAGCGTGACGGGGATGCCGATGAAGAACGCCAGCAAGAGGCGATAGAAGAAGCGCGCCATGTTACGCCACCGCCTTGAGGCTGGCCGCAAAAGCGGGCTCGCCCTTGGTTTCCAGCCCGGGCGCCTCAATGGCGTCCACCTTGATGTCCGGGTGGCTCGTGGAAAAGCGGCCGTCGAAGGCGGTGCACACGCGAATGAAGCCACCGGCGTGCGGCACGAAACAGCGGTTGCCGCGGCGGTAAACCTTCGTTTGCTTGAACACGCCCTTGGGCATGCGGAGGATGGCAATGCCTTCCTCAACTACGGTGAAGAGGTCCATGGCGATTCCTTGGTTGGGCTCAGACGCGCACCGGCATGAGGACGCCGGTGAAGTCGGGAGCGTTGGGAGAGTGGAAGAGGCACGGCCCGTTGGGGTCCGTTTGCTCCACCGTGAGTTCGTCCACCGCCAAGGTGCTCAGGAATTGAGCGGCATAGCGGGGGTTGAAGCCGAAGCGCTTGAACTCCGGGTGGATGTCCGCTGCGAGTTCTTCCTCAGCCTCGCCGCCGGATTGGTTGTTGGAGCGGAGCCGGAGCGTGTTGCCATCCGGCTCGGCAATGATGACGTAGTGGGCGCCCTCGCCCGCAAGGACGTTGGCGCGGTCAAGGCAGTCCACGAAGTCCGTGCGCTTGAAGGCAATGGCCGGGGCGCCGCGCTCGGGGATGATGCGCTGATAATCGGGGAACTCCCCGTCAATCAGCTTGCACGAAAGGCGGAGGCCATCGGCTGAGAAGCTGGCGGCGCGCTCCGTGAGGCCGATGATGACCTCGCCAGCGCCCTTGAAGATGCGAAGCGCGGTGTCCACGGCTTCGCTCGGCACGATGGCGCGGGGGGCGGCGTCGGCGCCCTCCGGGAGCGGAAGCGCGCACACCGCGAGCCGGTGGCCGTCCGTGGCCGCGAGCCTCAGCGTGTCGGCGCCGGTGTCCGCGTCAATGCAAACGCCCTGCAAATACCAATTGACCGAGTCCGGCGTGGCCGCGGCGAAGCGGACGCGGTTGAAGCCGCGGTCAAAGGTTTCGCCGCCAAGGACGAACTGAGCCACCGGCGCTTCGTCCGTCCATTTGGGAAAGTCCCCGGCCGGGAGCGTCGGAAGCTTGACCTTGGAGCGGCCGCACCGGACGATGAGCGAATTGCCCTCAAGCTTGAGGTCAATCTCACCGTCCTTGGGGTGCTTGCTGATAAGAGTGGTGAAGGCCGGGGCCGGGACCGTGACCGCGCCAGCCTCAAAGACGTTGGCCTCGCAATCGGCCTCCGCGAAGCGGTCAAGGTCCGTGGTTGCGACCGCCAGCAAGCCATCCGAACCGGCGCGAAGGCGGACGTGGCTGAGGATTTGGATGGCGCTCTTCCTCGGCGCCACCGCGGCACCCCGCTCAAGAGCGGCCGCGAGGAACTTTTGGGTGACGGAAATGTGCAAGGACCGCTCCGTGGGTGCGTGGTTGGTTCACGCCCCCTAACGGATGGTCCGTTAGCTTGTCAACGGATGATGTCCGTTGCTGTCCGTTTCCTGTGGATTACTAGAAGGCGACGGCCTCAATTTTCTTGATGGCGCGCACGTCATCAAAGGGCACGTCCGCGGTCCGCTCGGCACCCTCCAAGCCCAAAAACTCAAGCCGGAACGACTCGGCGCCCATGTCCGTGAGTCGGCCGATGCCAACCGATTCGTCCTTGCGCCGCACCCACACGAAGTTGCCCGGCGCCGGAGTCGCAGCCGGATTCACATAGATGATTTCCCCGGCGAAGAAGCGCGGAGCGCTGGCGTTGTTGGGGACAGTGGCGGCAAACGCCTCCGGCACGTCGAGCAGCATGAACACGCACGGGACGCGCCCCGCGGGCTGGGCTCCGAAGGGAACGAACTGGCGGTTGATGGGAAGCGGCGCGGCATAGAGCGGAAGCATGCGCCCGCCCGAGCGGCGCTCTTCACCAAACGGCATGGCCTCGCCGGTGCGCATCAAATCGGGGCGCGAATCACCCAAGAGGTCCGCGGCGTCCATGTCCAGCGAATCGGCCAATTTTAGGATTCGGTCCGCGTCGGGAGTCTTGCTTCGGCCGTCCAAAATGTCCCCGACATAGCCGACATTGAAGCCCGCACGGCGGCTCGCCTCGCGCGCGCTGATTCCTAATTCTCGCAAGCGCGATTTCAGCCGTTCCCTCAACTTATCCACATCCATTTCAACAAGCCCCCATTTTCATCCGTTGACGCTATCCGTTGCATCCGTTACTCATTGTTAATCGGAGCACAACGGATGTCCGTTGGCCAAGTTCCCGCCCATATCCGGTTTTTTTCCGGGTGTAAACGGGAAACTTGCATCAAATTGAGGGGTATTAGTGTCTCACCTTCGCGCCAACGATGCAACGGGAACACCCCCGGCGTGGAACCTAACATCCGGTGAGGCGGCCGTTTTCGGCGCCCTCCTGACGGATGACACCCTCTCGCGCACCGTCATCAGCGGCAAGGCTGGCGTCACTGAGGGCTCGGTTAGCGTCCTCATGCGCCGCCTCCGCTCCAAAGTTTCCGCCCACGGAGTCGAGATTGAAACCGTGGCGGGGAAGGGCTGGCGGCTCATCGGCCGCACCACTTGGCGGCGCGCCCTCGCCGCCATCACCAACTAGGAGAAACGTGCGTGGCCATCAGTCTCGCATCATTGAAGAAAACCAGCGCCAAGCCCCACCCGCTCGTGCTTCTTTACGGGCCGGAAGGTGTTGGCAAGGACACGCTCTTCGCGGAGTTCCCAAGCCCGGTCCTCATCCAAACCCCCGGCGAAAACCCGCCCACCGGCGTGTCCATCGACTCCTTCGGGACGGTTGAGGACTTCGACACGCTCATGGAGTGCTTCGCCGCCCTCTTCACTGAGGAACATGCGTTCGGAACGCTCGGCATTTCCGCGGTGGACGGCATTGAGCGCATCGTCCACGCCGAAACGTGCAAGCGCAATAGCTGGGCCAGCATTGAAGAGCCCGGTTACGGCAAGGGCTACATTGAGGCGGACTCGGTGTGGGAAGAGTTCCTTGCGCCGCTCCGCGAACTCAACAAGCCCGTTGCCGAAGGCGGCAAGGGCATGGCCGTGGTGCTCATCGGGCACACGGAAATCCAGAAGTTCGATGACCCGGCGGTTGGCTCGTTCAACCGCTATTTCCCGAACCTCCACAAGCGCGCCTCCGAACTCATCCGCGAGGGCGCGGACATCATCGCCTTCCTCACCCACCGCGTGTCCATCGTCAAAGAAAAGGGTGCGTTCGGAAAGGATGAGAAGAAGGCGGAGGGCTCGGGCTCGCGCATCATCTACTTGGAAGAGCGGCCGGGCTTCGTCGCCAAGAACCGCTATGACATGCCCGAGTCCATCAACTATCAGCGCGGCAAGGGATACAAGGAACTTTCCAAGTATCTCCCGGAGGTGGCGAAGTGAGGGCGCTTCGCTCCCTCGCGCTCGCTGGCGCCGCCATGGCGTTCAGCAGCGCGGCCTTCGCCAACGCGCTCGGCAAGGCGCCGCTCGGGCCAATCATCATTGAAACCGGACCGCGGGTGCACGTCCAAGGTCCGGGCGGCAAGCGGGTCCCGGTCAAGACGAAGCGCGGACGCGAGATTGGCGAGCGGGATGACCCCTTCTTCGGCATCGCCAGCAAGGGCCGCCGCGGCGCCCGGGCGCGCATGCGCGCCATGGAAGAGGGCCGCATCGCGCTAGCCCGCCGCAAGGCGAGCAAGCTGCCTCCGCGGTCCAACCCGTTCCTCAAGGATGCCCGGCGCAAAGCCTATGTGGCGGCCGTCAAGGACATCGTGAGCATCTTGGACCGCAACGGCATCAACCGCAGCCCGGATTGGGTGCGGCGCGAGGCCCGGAAAGCCGTCCGGCGGGTGGCCGCGTGATGGGCTGGCCTCAAATCGCGGTCATCGCGCTCACCTCCGCGGGCCTCGCAATTTCACTGGCCAAGCACGGGGAGGACCGGGGGCGCTTTAGCTTCCCCGTGGCGCTTCTGTCGGCCGCCATCGAAATCGGACTTCTCTATGCGGGCGGCTTCTTTGGCTGAGCCCGGCACCACTCTCCCCCAGCGTTAAACGGAAAGGAAACGCACACCATGGCCGCACTCGGCGCGCTCGACACCAATGTTGAAGTCAACAACAGCACCGGAGGCGGGGGTTTCACCATCCTCGCGGACGACAATTACGAGTTGGAAATCATCGAATCCGATGTGAAGGCCAACTCCAAAGCCACCGGCCAAAACTTGGATTTCAAGGTCCAAGTGGTGAGCGGTGAGCACAAGGGCGTCACCTTCTTCGACGGCATCAGTTCCATCCAGCATGAGTCGTCACAGGCTCAGGCCATCGCGCAAGGCCGCCTCAAGGCGCTGAGCGAGGCGTGCGGCGTGGACTTCACCACGCTCACGGAATCCGAACAACTCCACTTCAAGCCGTTTTGGGCTGAGGTCCGTTCGGAAACCTACTTCTCCAAGAAGCACAACGAGAACCGCACCAAGAACGTCATCGGCCGGTTCCTCTATGAAGGCATGCCGGAAGGCGAGGAAACCCCGCCGTCCGCTCCGCCGCCGGAGAAGGGCCAGCCCAGCGCACCGCCTCCCGCCAACACCAACGCGGACTCCGCGAAGAAGAAGCGTCCTTGGGAAAAGTGACCCCCTGACTTGACCCTTTGACGCTGAGCCCGGGGCCACGCCCCCGGTCCCGGGCTCACCTCCACCGCCAACGATTTTCGCGCGCGCTCCGGCGCTCACGGGAGAGTTATGCCCGCACTACCCAAGCCGCCGTCCAAAATCCCGGACCTCGTGTGGGCCGCCTATGTGGACCGCAACGAGGATTGGGATGGGCTCGGCTTCTCCCCCTCCATGCTTGGCGAAGAGTGCGACCGGGCCTTGTGGTATTGGGTGCGCTGGGCTCCCGCGAAGGAAGCCTTCCTCGGGCGCATGCTCCGCCTCTTCCAAACGGGCCACCGTGAAGAAGAGCGCATCATCAATGACCTCCGCATGGCCGGGCTTGAGGTCCATGACGTGGACCCTGACACCGGCGACCAATTCAAGGCGCGAGCGCTCGCCGGACACATCCGCGGCAAGCTGGACGGCATTTGCCGCGGGGTGCCGGAGGCGCCCGACAAGTGGCACGTCCTTGAGTGCAAATCGCACAACCTCAAGTCCTTCAAGGCGCTCCGCGCGGCCGGACCCGGCGGCCTCCGCAAGGCCAAGTTTGAACATTGGGTCCAGTGCCAAATCTACATGCACATTCGGGGCATTGAGCGGGCGCTCTATGCCGCCGTTTGCAAGGACAATGATGACCTTTGGTTTGACCGCGTGGAGTATGACGCCGCGTGGTGCGCCAAGACGCTCGCGCGGCTTGAGAACATCCTCCGCTCGCCCACGGCGCCGCTCCGCATCAGCAATGACCCGGCCTTCTTCGGATGCCGCTTTTGCCGGGCCAAGCCGCTTTGCCACGGGCAAAGCTTCGCGCGGCTGAATTGCCGGACGTGCCTCCACTCCACGCCTGACTTCTCCGGTGACGCCGCATGGACGTGCGCCCGGTGGGTCAAGCCGCTCACGCTTGAAGAGCAAAAGGAAGCGTGCCCGGCGCACCTCTACCTCCCGGACCTCGTGCCCGGCGAGCAACTGGACGCCGATGAGGAAGCCGAAACCGTAACCTATCGGCTGGCGGACGGCCGGATGTGGGTGGACGGCCGCGACCTCGCGGCCGCGCCCGAAGTCAACCCGGAGGCGGAGGAAGCCGCCGATGGGTAAGCGGTCCAACTTTGAGCGCAAAGAGCGCGACTTCTATCCGACGCCGTTGGAGGCGGTCCTCCCGCTTCTCCCGCACCTCGCGCCGGGCACCGCCTTCATTGAGCCGTGCGCCGGGGACGGCGCGCTCATCCGCCACCTTGAGGCCCACGGCCACGTTTGCACGGCCGCCTTCGACATTGAGCCGATGGGGCCGGGCATTGAGCGCAAGGACGCCATGGAGGTCCGCATCACCGGCGGGCTCTTCATCACCAACCCGCCGTGGGACCGCGCTTTTCTTCACCCGCTAATCCGCCACCTCGCCACGCAAGGCGAGGCGTGGCTCCTGTTTGACGCCGATTGGGTCCACACCGTCCAAGCGGCGCCGTTTGAGGCGATGCTCGCCAAGGTTGTGTCCGTGGGCCGGGTCAAGTGGGAGCCGGACTCGGACAGCACCGGCAAGGACAATGCCGCGTGGCATCACTTCACGGCTCCGGTCCATGGCCGGGAGCCCGTGCTTCGCCTCCGCAACGCGGTGCTCGCCAACCCCAACCAAGCGGGCCTCTTCGCATGAGGCGCCACCGCGAAGCCGTGGAGCGCGAGGTGGCGCGGCATCCGGGCGTGACGCTCGCGTGGGAAGAGCGCGGGAGCCACGATGTGGCCCGGCTCACCATTCGCGGCCGCTCGCAATTCATCACCGTGTCCCGCTCGGCTTCATGTTGCCGTGCGGCCGCCAACCAACGCGCGGACGTGCGCCGCGCCGTCCGCACGCTCAAGGGGGGTCAATAATGGCCGCCATCCCGGAGCCGCTGGCGGGCACGCTGGACGCGCGCAATTGCGCGCGCAAACAGCCTTACACCACGGAACTCAACGCGCGCATCAACGCGCAAGCGGTCATCAACGACACCCGCCAGTGGCGCAACACGCCCAAGCGGATGTGGGTTTATCAGTGCTCGCATTGCGGGGCGTGGCACATGACCACGGCCGCCGGACTCAACGGCAACTCCCGCGCCGTCAACAGGCGCGAACTCTATGAGGGGACCGGGCGGTGAGCGGCTGGACCCTTCGGCCCTATCAGCGCGCGGCGATTGATGGCGTCTATGACTATTGGCGCGAGGAAGGCGGCAACCCGCTCGTGGTGCTCCCCACCGGCACCGGCAAGTCCGGCGTGGCGGCCACGCTCAAGCGCGAACTCATCACGGACTATCGGGACATGCGCATCCTCAACGTGACGCACGTTGCGGAGTTGGTCCAGCAGAACTTTGACGAACTCAAGGGCATGTGGCCGTGGGCTCCGGCGGGCATCTATTCGGCCGGGCTCGGCATGCGCGACCTCCGCGCGCAAATCCTCTTCGCGGGCATCCAATCCATCCACAAGCGGGTCCATCGCTTGGGGCCGGTGGACCTTCTCATGGTGGACGAAGCGCACCTCATCCCGCGCAAATCGGGCACGATGTATGGCAACTTTATCACGGCGCTCCGCGAGGCCAACCCGGACATGCGCCTCATGGGGCTCACCGCCACCCCCTACCGGCTCGACTCCGGCCGGTTGGACGAAGGCGATGACGCGATGTTTGACGCCATCGCCTTTGAGTATGGGCTCCGCGAGGCGATTGATGACGGTTATTTGAAGCCGCTGATTTCCAAGGCCACGGCAACCGCGCTCGACACCACCGGCGTGGCCAAGCGCGGCGGCGAGTTCGTGGCCGGTGCGCTCCAAGAGGCGGTGGACAAGGCGGACCTCAACCGCGGCATCGTGGATGACATCGTGCGCTTCGGCCACAACCGCCGCTCGTGGCTCGTGTTCGCGGCTGGCGTGGAGCACGCGGAACACCTCCGCGATGAAATCCGGCGCCGCGGGTATTCGGCGGAAATGGTGGACGGCAACACGCCCAACCACGAGCGCCGCCGCATCATTGAGGGATTCAAGTCCTATCAGATTCGGGCGGTGGTCAATTGCGGCGTGCTCACCACCGGCTTCAACCACCCGGGCGTGGACCTCATCGCGGCCGCGCGGCCCACGGAGTCCACCGGCCTCTATGTCCAGATTGCCGGGCGCGGCACGCGGCCGGTCTATGCGCCGGGCCATGACCTCAGCACGCGCGACGGCCGCATTGCGGCCATCGGCGCCGGTCCGTGCCCCGACTGCCTCTTCCTAGACTTCGGCGGGCTCGTGCGGCGTCACGGGCCGGTGGACATGGTGAAGCCGCGCACACCCGGAAAGGGCGGCGGCGATGCGCCGGTGAAGGCGTGCCCAAAGTGCTTTTCGCTCGTGCACGCCTCCGTCATGACGTGCCCGGATTGCGGCCACGAGTGGGAGCGCCAGCTTTCCGACAAAATCACCAAGTCCGCGTCCATCGGGCCAATCCTCTCCAAGGGCGAGGCGACGTGGCGGGAGGTGGCCCGGCGCCGCTTCTCGCGCCACGAGAAGTTCGGCGGCAAGCCGTCCATGCGCGTGGACTATTTGACGGACGTGGGCGGCAACCTCACCGGCGTCGGCGCCACGTTCAAGGAGTGGGTGCCGTTTGAAGCCGAACGCGCCCGGTTCATCGCTGAGCGGTGGTGGAAGCAACACGGCGGGCTCATGCCGGTCCCGGACACCACCTCCGAAGCGCTCCGCCGCGCCGGTGAACTGAGGCCGGTGTCCAGCATCCGCATTGAGCCCGAAGGGCGGCACTGGCGCATCACCGGCCGCCAGTTCGGCGCCCCCGCGGGCACTGGCAACGATGATGAAGTGACGCACGCGGACGCCTTCGCGGCGAGTTACGGCGGCGGCTCCCGGTGCGGCACGAGCCTCCACCCCTTCGACACGGATTTGGATGATGATGTCCCCTTCTGAGCCCACGCGCGCGGTGACGCGCATTGACCTCATCAATGCGGTCCGCGGCCCATGTTTCATTTGCAAGCGCGAAGCCTTCTCCGGCCTCGCGTTCAAACTCAAGCCGGTGTGCCTCTTGTGCGCGCCGCACTCATTAGCAGGAGAGGTCATGTTGGAGTTCACGGACACGGAGGAAGAGTGCATCACCGCCGGAGGCGAGGCGGCCGGTGCCTACCTTGACCAAATCGGCAAGACGGACCTTGCGGACCTCACGCCCGAGCAATGGCACAAGTTCCTTGGGTGCTTCCTCCACGGCTACAGTGACGCGATGCGCGAGGCCGCGCGCACCAACCCACCCTTCTAGGGGCCACCGCACCAACCCCGCACGTCCACCCATTTTGCGTTAGGTCCACCGCCCCCATGTCATCCCCGTTTTCCGACTCCGCCTCCACTTACCGCGAGCAAGGGCTGAGCGTCATTCCGTGCGGGCCGGGCACGAAGTTCCCGGGGCGTTATACGGCCGCGGACGGCTGGCGCACGGCGCACGATTGGCAGAAGTATTGCTCGCGCCTCTCCACCCACTTCGAGTCGGAGATTTGGGAGCGGTGGCCGGACGCTGGCATTTGCCTCGCGCTGGGCTCGGCGTCGGCTCCGGCGGGCAAGATTCTCGTGGCGGTGGACATTGACACGGACGCGCCGGAAGAGGTTGCGGCCATCAAGTCAGTCCTCCCCGGCTCGCCGGTCATCAAGCGCGGCGCCAAGGGCGAAACGCAATTCTATCTCGCCAACCCGTGCGTCATCAACGCGGCGTTCAATGACGGCAACAAGCGGCGTATGCTGGACCTCTTGGCGCACGGCCGCCAAACGGTCATGCCGCCCACCATCCACCCAACCACCGGCGAGCCCTATGTGTGGCTCACCCCGGACACGCTTGAGTTCTTCGACGTTGCGGACCTCCCGATGCTCCCGGATGACATCGTGGAGCAAATGGGCAAGGCGCTTGAACCGTTCGGCTATCAGGCGCCGCCCAAGCTGGGCGAGCGCGGGGACGCGGACCTCCAAGGCGAGAAGGTCCACCGGGCGCTCAACGATGCGGCGCTCGCCAACCTTGATGCGTGGGTCCCGGAACTCAAGCTGACCAAGTGCCGCAAGGTGGGTGCCGCCTATAAGGCGGTGGCGACGTGGCGGCCGTCCAGTTCGGGGCGGCCGGAATCGAAGCGGGCCACCAACCTCACCATCCGCTATGACGGAATCAAGGATTGCGGCGATAACAAGGGCTATACGCCCTTGGACCTCATCATGGCCGCGTGCGGCGCCGACTTGGAGGTGGCCTTCCGGTGGCTCCAAGAGCGCGTGGCGCCGGGCAAGGCGGTCATCCTCGCCACGAGCAACAAGGACCCGCTCCCCTCGTGCGAACGCGAAGAGCCGCGGATTGAGCGCACGAGCGGCCCCAACAACCTCGCTTTCCTCCGGCTAGCCACGAGCGACGGTGAGCGGGTTGCGGAGCCCCCGGCGCCGGTCAAGAGCGCCCCGCCCGCAACCGTCATGGATGTGCCGCCCGGGCTGTTGGGCGCGCTCGTGGAGTGGATGAACGCCTCAAGCGATGCGCCGTCAACGCCGCTCAACCTTGGCGCGGCAATCGCCTTCCTCGGGGCCATTGCCGGGCGCAATTTCGAGCACCCTTCGCGCGAGGCGCGCACCAACTTCCTTTGCATCGGCGTGGCGCCCACCGGCTTCGGCAAGAACCACCCGCTAAAGGCGGTGGAGAAGCTGGCGGTGGCGTCCAACGTCACCAAGTTCCTTGGCCCGGAAGAGGTGAAGAGCGAGTCGGCGCTGCGCAAGGTGTTGGAAGCCGAGCCGTCCGTTTGCTGCCTTTGGGATGAACTCGGGCGCTTCATGGCCAAGGTCAACTCGCCCAAGGCGAGCACGCACGAGAAGGGCATCAGCGGGCTCATCCTCAAGCTGTTTTCCAAGGCGGCCGACATCTACCGCGGCGCCGAAGCGGCCGCGGAGAAGGCCATCCCAATCATCAACCCGAACCTCTGCATTTACGGCGTGAGCACGCCGGAGGACTTGTGGGGCAACGTCACGAGCGGCGCGGCCGCGGACGGCTTCCTCCCGCGGTGGCTCGTGTTTGACGGCGGGACCAAGCGGCCGAAGCGGCGCAAGCCCACGGCAAGCCTCAAGGAGCCGCCGGAAGAACTCCGCCGCGGCATCCACGCCATCTTGGATGCGGCCGAACGCGGCAACCTCTCGCGCGCGGCCGGGGTCAAGCCGAAGGTGGCGGAGTGGGGACCGGGCGCGGAAGCGCATTTTGACGCGCTGGCCGTCCGGTTGGACGCGGAGGTGGACGAAGCGCGCGACATGCGCGACCACATCACCGCCTTCATCCTCACCCGCACGGCGGAGCACGTCGCCAAGCTAAGCCTTCTCTATGCGGTGGGATGCGGACCGGCGGCGCCGGTCATCACCATCGACTCGCTTGTGTGGGCGGAGGGCATCGCCCGCCGGTCCGCCGAATCGCTCATCGCCGCACTCAACGGCAAGGTGGCGGACAGCGAATATGAGCGGCACCACAACACCATTCGCCAGCACATCACGGAAGCGATGCCCTACGGCATCACGGAGAAGGAACTGTTGCGGCGGGTGAGCCGGAAGATGGAGCAACGTGTCCGCATCCCAATCATGAAGGACTTGGAGGACTCCGGCGTGGTGTTCAAAGCGCTCGGCTCCGGGCCGAAGGGCGGCAAGCCTACCCAGCGGCTCTTCATCCGCGATGTGTTTGAGGATGAGGCGGAGGCGGGTTAGGCCGGGCGCCAGTGCCGGGAGTGGCGCGGAAGCGCAAACCGCTCGCCATCCGAAAACGCGACAGCAATTTGCTCGCGGTCCGCATGGACAACAGTAGCGGACACCCACTCCCAAATGGGAGTCGGCCCGGCCGCCGCAACCTCTTCGGCCGTGGGGACGTAAGACAGGAGCGGCGGCGGGGAGCGCACGAGTTCAATCTCCACGGCATCGCCCGGGCGGATTTGGTCCTTGGCTTTCATGCAGCCTCCCTCCATTCCCAATCCGCCGCGTGGACGCGCTCCCAAGCCTTCCGCATCGGTTCGTTGGCGAAGCCAACGATGCACGGCGCATGGGCTCGCGCGAGGTCCAGCGGTGAGCCGCCTTCCTCCGCCACCACCATGACCTCCGCCCACGCGCTGAGGGCGCGCCGGTTTGGGTAGTAGCGCCAGCCGCGGGGAGGCATCCACCCGGCCGGAGCGCCGTTGAAGGCGCACAAGAGCCGGAGCGAAAACAGGCCGCGGGGATAGCGGAGCGCTTCCTCAGTGAAGCCCGCCTCCCGGACCTCGTGGAGTTCGCGCATGACGTGAGCGCACTCGGCTAGGGCGCGCACCCAATCAATAGTTGGGGACATGAATCCGCTCCACAAGCTTGCGGAGGATGAGTCGCACGTCATCCATGTCCGTCACGAGTTCCACGGCGGCCTCAAGCGCCTCCTTCTCCACCTCAGCTTTGCACCGGGGCATGGAGGCGCCGGTTTTCTCCCGGCGGGCACGCACTTGGTCCGCCGTGATGGCGAGTGCTTCCTCAACTGACATTGGCTCCGGTGGGCGGGACCATTCCGCCTTTTCCTCTTCCCAACCAAGGCTCCACGCCTCGCGCTTGTCATAGAAGCGGGTGTCCGCGTAAGGATTGGGCGTGGGGTCACGGACCTCCGCGGTATGAAAGGCCGCGCGCCCCTCTCCATAGGCCGCCAGCTTGCGAAGCTTCGACGGGCTCATACCGGCAACTCCCCGCTGGGACCAAGCGGCCGCTGACGCCAGTGAGTGGCGTGCACCGTCTTGTCCATGAAGCCGTGGAGCGGGAAACCGTCCCGAGAGGACCAATTGGCCGGACCGTGGCAACTGTGTTGACCGGCCTCCAACCAACGCGCATCCGCCCACCGGCGGCCGCCGTCCTCAAACACCACCCAAAGGTCCAGCGGCGTGCCGTCCTTGGGCGCCGTTTCAATCGGGAGCCACGAGTTAGCGGCCATCAACTCCGCCGCCACGAGCACCGGGCCGGTCACCGGCCGGACGCCCTCTTCCATCTTGCGGAGGTCATCCTTGGCTTGCGTGCCGCGGAGTTGCAGCCGCTTGGCCATTTCGGAGAGGCTGAGCCCGAGCGCTTCGCGCGCGGCTTTGAGGCGGAGATACGGCGCCCACGCCACGTCAAAGCGGGCGGTGGCTTCGCTTGATTTGGAGCGGGTCATGGCTTCCGCCTCCGGTCCTCATCAACCCCCATTGCCGCGCGCAATGCGAAGCGGCCGCGGAAGGCGCGAAGTTCGGCGCCCGAAACGCCATATTCGCGTTTGAGGTTCACACCTTCAAAGTCAGATTGCCCGTGCTCTACAAGCCGGGTGAGGGCTTCAAACTCGCCGTCGCTAAGGCGGATTGCATAGCCCTTTTTGAGGCGGGTGATTTTCATGGCTTGAACTCCAAGCATTTGGCGCACGTCACCTTCTTCCAATCGTCGGTCCAGAGGACGCGCGCCGGGTCTTTTTCGCACATCGTTGAAAGGCCGATGGCGTTGATGCGGTGCACGAGGCGGTTGCGGTTCGGCCGCTGCGAGTGTGGCGTGAAGGTCATGGCTTGAGGTCCACCTTAAGAAGTTCTGCGGCCTTGAGGATGTCGGCCTCAGAGACGCCGGGCGCGGGGGCGTAGCGGCGCTCAATGGTCCACCGGAAATCCTTCCACGCGGCCTTGACGGCTTCGTGGGCGCGCCATGCGGCTTCATCCTTGTGAACGGAGCCGGGGCTTTGCCACTGGCCACCGTCAATGCGGCCGTCCTCCACATCAAAGCGGCCGGAGTTCCACTTGCGCGGCTCCTGTCCTTCCGGTGCGAAGTCCACCCATTTGCGGCCCACCTTCGTGACCACTACCCAATCCGTGCGTTTCGGCGCGCTGGAATTGCGGCCATCTTGGACGCGGAAGAGGCGGTCGCCGGGCTTCACGTCCGCGAAAAGCTTGGCGGTCATTTCAACGGCTCCAATTCTGCAATGCTGGGCGCGAAGAGGTTGGTGCCTAGGTAGCCCCACCACTCGGGGAGTGGTTCGTCCACCGCCACGCATGCGCTCCAATGCTCTTCCCAATCGGGCGAGCCAACGGGGCGCTCGCGGAGCGTTCCGCCGTAATAGCCGGGATAATGCTTGGTGACCGTGCCGGTGAGGGTGCGCTCCGGGCGGTCCGCGCGGGTGTAGCGCACGCGCTCGCCAATCTTGGGGAGGCGGTTCATTTCGACACCTCTTCGATTAGCAGCTTGGCGCCTTGCCTCTTTGCGAACGGCCGCGCGAAACGAAGAGCCGCGGCACGCGAGGCGTGGAAGTCCGCGGGCAACATGGCGTCGGCGGTTTGCGTCACTTCTACTTGGTTGGTCACGTCATTCTCCCTTCGTTGAGGTGGGCCGGTGGCCCGCGAATCACTGTCTCTCGCTTATGGGCGGCAAATTGCCGGGTGTCAAGCGGCGCCCCTCAACTCAAGGACGGCCTTGAGCCCGGCGATGGTGGCGCGGTCCTTTGCGTCCATGTTTTCGGGCGTGACCTCATCCGCTTCCGCTCCAAAATACTCCAAATAAGCGGCATAAAAGGCGTTGAGTTCCTTGAGCAAATCCATGAGCCTATCCTTTCACGCAAACCACTTGCTTGAGGGTGTGCACCACGTCCACCAAGTCAGATTGCGCCGCCATCACGGCGTCAATGTCCTTATAGGCGGCCGGTGTCTCATCAATCACGTCCGCGTCCTTGCGACACTCCACGCCCGCGGTAGCAGCTTCGTGGTCCGCCAGCGTGAAGCGCTTTTTGGCTTCGTTGCGCGACATCGCGCGCCCGGCGCCGTGCGAGCACGAGCAAAACGCCTCGCGGTTGCCCTTGCCCCGGACAATGAAGGACTTGGCGCCCATGGAGCCCGGAATGATGCCGAGTTCGTCCTTTTGAGCCGACACCGCACCCTTCCGGGTCACGAGCACGTCCGCGCCAAAGTGGCGCTCGGTGGACACATAGTTGTGGTGACAGTTCACCGCCTCGCAATCGCACTCAAACGCCTTGGGCACGGCCACGCGCAACGCCTCCAACGCAGAGTCCATCATGATTTCACGGTTGAGCCGGGCATATTTTTGAGCCCAATTCAGCGCCCCCATATACTCCCCGAAGAGTTCGGAGCCTTGGGGGATATAGGCCAAATCTTGGTCCGGGAGGTTGATGAACCACCGGCGCATGTCCTCTTTGGCGCGCTCAATGAAGTAGCTGCCAATCCGGTTGCCGATGCCGCGCGAGCCGGAGTGGAGCATCACCCACACCCGTTGCTCTTCGTCCAAGCACACCTCAACGAAGTGGTTGCCGGTGCCGAGCGTGCCAAGGTGGTTGGTGGCGCGCGTTGCCGCCCGCTCAATCCCGGGGTGCTTCTCCCGGATTTTCTTGAGCCCTTCCATGGCCGTCAAAATCGGATTGCAGCGCGGCCCTAAGATGCGGTCCGGCAACTCGCCCCATGCGCCGCGGTCACTGGCGCCGCCATTATCCGTGCGGCCGTGCGGGATGCGCTCTTCAATGGCGGTGCGGAGCCCGGCGAGATTGTCCGGCAAATCGGAAGCCGTGAGGCTCGTGCGCCGGGCCATCATGCCGCAACCGATGTCCACGCCAACAGCAGCCGGGATGATGGCGCCCTTGGTGGGGATGACGGAGCCAACAGTGGCACCCTTGCCCCAATGCACGTCCGGCATGATGGCGACGTGCTTGTGGATGAACGGCATGGACGCGATATTGTCCAACTGAGCACGGGCTTGGTCCTCAACGCTCACACCATCAATCCACGCCTTGATGAGCCCGCCGCGGGCGCCTTCAAACACTTGCATTTTCGGACTCCTCAACTTGTTCCATGAAATCCTCCGCGGCCGTGAAGGGCTTGCCTTCCCACATGCCGCCGCGGGCGATGACGCGCCAACGGGTTTCGCTCACCGGATTGTCCAACACGGCCTCCGTGCCGCGCATCGCGCCGGGTGCCATCAGGCGGACCCGCTGGCCGCGGGTGAAGCGGCGGGTGGTCATGAAGAACTCCCGCCAAGTTCAATGCGGACCTCCCAACCCAACTCCGTGGGCCAGAAGTTTCCGTCCATCAACTTGTTGTCCATGAGCCGCTTGAACGCGGCCGAACTAAAGGCGCCGCTCCCGGGCTTGGCCAAAAGCGCACGCTTGTCCGCGTTGCTCAATTGCTCCGCGATTTCCTTGGCGCGGGACCTCATGACTCCGCCCTAGCGAGGGCGGCATTGGCAACGGCAAGCGCGGTGGCGACTTCCTTGGGCGGCAACCCGGCGGCGGACGCCAGCAGTTCCGTGCACCGCTTGAGCGCATCGCGCATGTCCGGCGCGGCGGCGGCGAGGCTTGCGTCCCGCCGCCGGTGCACAAAACCGATTTCCGTGCCTCGCGCATCAAGGATGGCGTGGCGCTCATAGCCGTATTGGCGCGCTTCCCACGTCACGCCGCCCTCCGCCGGTTGCTCGTGGCGTCCAGCCGCACCACCGCCGCGCGGGGCTCCGGCTTGCACCGCACAAGGCGCGGGCGTTCAAGCGCCGCGTCTTGCCTTTGGAGGCTGGCCTCAAGCGGGAGCGCGGTGGTGCAAAAGGCGCACTCCGCGGTGGTCCGGCCGATGTGCCAGTGCGTGCGGCCGCATCCCGGGCAATGGTTGGTTTCGTGCTCGCGGTAAATGGCGGCATAGCCTCGCGCGTGCGGGTTGAAGATGCGGTCCAGCATGGCCGGGGCGATTGGGTGGACGCTCATTTGGCGCCTCCCGCGGGGATGCAAACGATGGGCTGGGCCTCGCCTCGCTCAATGGCGCCGGTGACGTGGTGGCGCAACCGGGCCAAGGGGCCGCTCGTGCGGCGCTCGCCTTCGGCAACGGCTTCCTCGCGGGTGGCGAACTCGCCGCCGGGCCAGCGCATGCCGCGCGAGCAAATCAGCGTGAGCCCCACGCGGGCGGGATATTCGCGGCCTTTATAGTCTCGGCACGCGGGAAGGTTTTGGATGCGGAAGTCAATCATTTTCTTCGTTCTCCTGCGAATCAGTGGGCGGTGCGCCCGGCGCTCCTAATGCCCGGCATTTTCCCGGGTGTCAACATTCAATGAGGCGCCCGCCATTTCGAGCACGGTGCGCACGATGCTCTTGCCCGAGCCGTTGTGTTTCCGGTTGCGCAGCCGCTTGCCGCGGCCGGACACCGGGACACCGTGCGAGTGGTGCCAGTAAGTTGAGGCGCGGAAGCGGCCGTCCTCGCGCACCTTGCGCTCCATGATGTTGATGGCCGTGCCATCCTCGCGCTTGCCGACAAGGAACACGCGGCCGTCTAGGTCCACGCGGCGCTTGCGCGCTTGAAGCTTGCGACGGGGCGTGGTGGTGAAATCGTGGTTGTGGGCGGTCATGCGCGCGACTCCAGAATATCCGCGGCCACACGCAAAACGGCCGCGTCTTGTGGGTTGTCGATTTGGCCCGCCTCCAAATAGAGCACCGGCGGGATTTCCTTGACGGTCACCGGGCGGTCACCAAAGTTGAAGCCCTCCGGCGGGTAGTGTGTCAGTTGCCCGGGTTTGAGTTTGCTGAGGTCCAGCGGCTCAATGCCGTGCGCGCGAAGCTGGGCGTTACGCCAGTTGAGCGCGCGATTGCTGGCCATGTAGGCGTCCAGCGTGGGGCGCTCCACGAGTTCCAAGAGGTCCCGGCGGAACGCCTCAAGGGCATCGCCGGGTTGGAGACAATAGACGCCGTTGATGGTGCCACCGTTTGCAACGGCGCTCACACGGCCTTCCGGTGTGCGGGGTGAAGTCTTTGTCATGCGGCGGCCCTCCTAAGCCGGGTGCAAACGGTTTCGATTGTTGGGATGAGCGGGTTGGTGCTGGCGGCTTCGATTGCGGCCCACGAACGGGCGTAGCCCTCAATGCCTTCGGCCCAAATGGTGACGCCAAACGCGCTCACGCTGATGATGATGTGGACGCCTTGCTCCGCCAGCAATTGGCGGCGCTGATAAGCCTCCGCGAGCCATGCGAGCGGAGCGGCCATCACATCGCCACCACGATTGCGGCCACGGCCCCGGCGATGCTCAGCAAAGCGAGGATGACCGGACCGCACCACGAGCCATGGATGATGGCGTGCGGCGGCACGGTCGCGTCCTTGTTGCCCACGCGAATCGCGGTCACCGTGATTTGCGCCATGGCCTCGCGCGTTGCCTTGTCCATGTCCTTCATGAGCCCGGCGTGCATGTTGAGCACCCAAGCGGCACGGGCTTCGTGGGTGAGGAAGTCCACCGGCTTCTCAATGTCGCGCATCGCTTGGCGGGCGCTTGCGAGGAACCAATCCAACCGGCCGGAGCGCGCCAGCCGCCGCATGAACAACGGGGCGTTGGGGTGGGTGAAGATGAACGCCTCTCGGGCGCGCTGGAAAATCTCATCTTCGGTTAGGGTGACGACTCGGATTTGCTTGGCGGCCTCAATGCGGGCCGCGGTCAATTCATCAAATGCGGACACGTTACTTCTCTTCCCTGACTAAGTGGTGGGCCGGAAGCTGCCCTTTATTTTCGGCCAAATCCTACATTGCAATGGCGCTTTTGTTCCCGCCTTGTTCGCGGTGGCAACGGATGACCCCGAGCATGACCATCCGTTGACCGCGAGGACGTGAAGCGCCTTGGTTACTGTCGGTTAGCCGAACCTCCCTCCCGAGCAACGGACTCCCCAGCGACTCATCCGTGAGTCGTCCGTTGAGCGCCGCTAATCGTTTGCCCGTTAACGATTGTCAACCGGGCAACGCCCGTTTTTTTGCAGGGCGTCCCTAACTTCCGATAGGTGCGGCTCCCCCACCCCTACGGGGTGAGCCAAAGTTGGGGGACGAACGGGCGCGAGGCTTCGACTAACGGCGGGCCTGAGCCCCGCCAAAACGAGCCGGGAGGTTTGCGCTCAAACCCCTTCAAACCCCCTCAAACCTCGCGGCTGGCGAGCCCAGCGGCCATGGCCGGGGTCCGGGGTGCGGGGTCCGATTCGGCTCAAAGTGCCATACCGACCCAAACCGAACACCAAACCTAAGCCCAATTTGTCTTTTATTTATATATATTTAGGGGGGTAAGAGGGGTTTAGGGGGTTTGGAAGCTGTCCCTACCTCTTTTCGCATGACCCTAGGGGGGAGGTATTGCGGAAACTGCCTAGACCCTTATTATACCGCCCAAACCCCTTAAACCCCATTTTGAGGCCCATGAACGAAACGGCTTTTGACAAAATCGCGGCCCTACTGGCCCGCGGCGAATCGGCGGCGGCGAGGGCCTATCTTGAGCACTTCCCGCACGAACATCGCGCCCCGGGCGTGCTTCGGGCTGGGCTCGCGGCTCGCGTGCTCCCCGAACACATGGAATTGTTTGAGCGGACGGCGCCATGGCTCGTGAGCGATGACGATGACCTCACGGCACGCATCAGGCTCGCGCTCGGCAAGGTTGGGCGCGACGGGCTCACCATGAACGCACTGGCCCGCAAGTTCCCCGGCGTTCCGGCCGCGGAGGTCCGGGAAAGGGCGTGGGCCATGGTCAATGTCCGCGATGTCCATGTTGAGCGCCGCCGCTCGGGTGGGCGTAAGGCTGAGGTGTTCCGGCTCTTCGATTATGCGGCTGGCATCCCATCGGCCAACATCCAAAATGACCCGGGAAGCTGGCGGCCGTTGCCGTTAGAGTGAGGTGGCCCGAAGAGGCCCGTGACCACCGCACCCCAACGCCTTGCGAAGCATCGCCGGGACAGTCCACCCACACCACGCGGCCCGGTGCCTCGCCTTGCTGCCTTACACATGTCCCGTTGGCGTTGACGGCTGACGGGGAATTATGCCCGCGCGGTGGGTGCCACGGTTGTGGCGCAATGCCCGGCAATTTGCGGGTGCGTTTGCATGGCTGTTGACACCCGGCAAAAAACCGGGTTTAAGGGGACATCAACAGGGCGAACCGCCCACCGAGTCGGAAGGGAAAAACGAAATGACCATCACCAAGGGCCGCTATACCGCCAACATCCGCCGCAACGCCGGTGGCTTCCTTGTCATCGTGACGCGCGACGGCGATTGCCTCCCCGGCATGCCCTCCAAATCCTACGGCACCGCAAAGACGGCTGAGGCCGGAGCCCGCCGCATGCTTGCCAAGGTGGCCGCGTAATGAACGTCTTTAGATGCACCCCGGACCGGAGCCTAGACCGCTACTATTTGCGGACGTGTGCAATCTATCGGTTGCTCAAGAACGGGCATGTGGACAAGGCGGGCGCAATGCAGTTGGCCCGGCGACCAATCCGCGGCATGCGGGTGAGCCAAACGCGGCTGGATGGGACGATTGAGATTTGGTTGGCCGGACCCCTCCGGCGAGCCAACTAACCGGGCCAGCGGCCCACCAACGAAGAAGGGAATGAAGATGATGAGCACCAAGCAAGCCGCCACCACTCAAGCCTATCGCCGGGCGCGGTCGCTGGGCTACGGCGTGACCGATGCCGTTGAGCAAGCCCGCTCAAGCGCAGCATATCGCAAAGCGGCCGCGGAAACGGTGCGCCGCGCAACGAAGCGGAGGGCTTGACCATGGATGCAGCGGACAAATCATGGCTCCGGCGCCAAGGCTTCGGCGCGAGCGTGCACCCCGCCGACTTGGCGCATGTCACGGAGCAAGACAGGGCGAACGCCCGGTGGCTTCTCGGCAATTTGCGGCATTACATGGGCGGCCGCTCGGAATACGACTCGGACGTGGAAAAGGTGGCCAAGGCGTTGGCCGCCGCATGCGAAAGCGACCATGGCGAGTGGAGCGATAGCCCTGTCGGCCCCGACTGAGGCCCGCCTCCCGCCACTCAACCGGCCTCGCCGCCTCACCGCGGCGGGGCCATTTCGTTTGGGATGCGCCGTCACTTTGGAAAAATCACGCGCGGTCCCGACATCATCACGGACCGCATCCCCGAGTGGAAACTCCAAGCGGCCGTGTGCGCGGACCTTGAGCGCCGCAAGAGCGAAGGCCAGCGCTTTGAATATGCCGCCAGCCTTGAGGGCGTCATCGGCAACCTCAACCCGTATCAATCGCAGTTGGCCAAGGCCACGGGCTCCAAGGCCGGTGAGCCGGACCTCCGGCTTTACTTCGACTTGGCCCGCCTCCGCTTCGTGGAACTCAAGGCGAAGGACGGAAGGCTCAAGCAATCGCAAAAGGAACGCATCCCGCTCCTAGAGGCGCTGGGCTTCACGGTGGACGTGGTTGAGGCTGAAACCGAAGCTGAAGCCGTGGCCAAGGTGGGCGCCATCGTGGACGCCGAGTTGGCCGCGTCCGGGGTCTAGCGATGCCCGCCGAACTCACGGTCGCGCTGGACGCAAAAAGCCTTGCCAAGCTTCGCCTCTTGGCCGGGGCATCGCGCATGACGGCCGCCAAGGCCCTCACGTTCACCGCCGAGCGCGCCGTCCCCGCGTGGGTGGCTGGCCAATCCATCTTCCACCATCGCAACTCGTGGATTGACCGCGGCGTGCGCATGAGGGCGGCAACCCCGGGCAACCTCAACGCCCAAGTGGGCACGCTGGACCGCTACATGGGCCGCCACATCAAGGGCATTGATGAGCCCAAGGAAGGGCGGCTCTTCATCCCCATCTATCAGGCCATTGGCGAAGCGCCCACCCACACCCGGGAGCGCCGGGCACTGGCCCGCATGCAAGACACCAAACGCAAGCCGTTCATTCTCAGGAGTGGAGGCAAGACATTCCTTGCCCGCCGGACCGGGAGGGGACGCACGCCACTCCAATTGCTCGGCGTGATTCAGGACGGCGCCAAGCACGGCAAGCCCGAACTGGATGCACTGACCATCGTGGACGCCGTGGCGCAACGGGAGTTCCCACCCATCTATGAGCGCTTGCTGTTGAAGTGGGCGGCGAGCGCCTGACCGTCCCGAGTCCATAAGCTGTCCTTATGATATAGTGCAACCATGCCCGGCATCATGCCGGGTGTGCTGACCACGGGATGGTGACCGGGCGGCCGCGAAAACCGTGTGAAATCAAACAGTTGGGTCCTCCCACGGCCGCCACCCATGCGGGTAACGCGCGAAC